GAGCTGATCGATGATGACGCACACGAGATGGATGACAAGGCTTTGGCTCGATCCTGATTTGAGATGCCCACGATGCCGGGCAACTTTCTTTCGTAAAGGGTGCTCATCGTGTGATAGGAGGAACAACCATGGCAGACACCTGCACGTGTCCAGACTGCAACTCGGACCACTGCCCCGCCGTTGAACTGTGGGCGGACAAAAAGGAAGCCCTCCTTGTGGCCGCGGCAACGATTGATTCGCTTGACATGTTTTACAACGTTGATCGCGCCCGGGTGGTTGTCCCTGACGAGTGGGAGTTGAAGGAGACCAGCCTTGTCGGCTGGTACAAGACGGCAGACATTTCCAAAAAGCTCAGAGAGTTGGCGGAATAGGCGTTAAACAAACTTCTGCAATAGGCAATGTCACATGTCGAAGTCGATTTTCCATCGAAGCCCGTGTCCGCGGCACTCGAGCCAGCCCGGCATCAGCTTAATTTTATTGTTATGTGGTTTTTATGAATTTGCCTATAAATTACGCAAAAGCGCATTGGTCTGAACGGCGGGCGGCGCGTGAAGAGTATACTAAACTTCAGGGCGGGAATTGCGTCCATTGCGGCGCACCGTTGAACGGCGCACCAACGCAAGAAGTGCTTTCGCTAAAGGTGAAAAGGATACTATTCCCGCCGAACTTTTTTAAATGGCCCGTGCATTTGCACCACGACCACGACACCGGAATGACCATTGGCGCGGTACATAATTATTGCAACGCTGTGTTGTGGCAGCATCACGGGGAGTGACACATAACGCCAGCGATAACCGGGCGCGCCGAGGCGCTTGAAGAAAAAACCAGAGCTTCCCGCGCTCCGGTTGAATTATTTGTTGGGCTTTTGCCCTTAATCTTAATTTTATGAGGTGTCTTATGTCTAAACAAACTATTAATACATACCCCGAAAAAGAATTAACTAAAAAAGAGTATGTTGAGGGAGTGCAGAACGGTTCTCTTATGCATGTTTTTGATAAAACCCGAGGCAAAATAATGATGATAAAGCGCGATGGTTATTATCCTGAAGAACAACTAAAGAATTTAATAAACATTGAAGGGTGAGTCTCTAAATGGACAAATAGCTTTTGTGGTGGATGCCACACATGAAGGCTAACGATAAAGCTCAGTGGACGCCGCCACTGAAATAACAACAAAAACGGGTGCTTCCCGGCGTTCCACTGAAGCGCCTTGTTATGTGTTTTGAGGTATTCCCATGGGCCTGTCTCTGTTTAAAAATTGTTCTGTTTACCCCTCTTGCCCAGCACCAGAGAGGGCGTTTGCACCTAACCCCAACCCTGCCAAGTTTCAGATTTTTGAGACAAAGCAGGTTGGCGCTAATGTTGTGGTAAAAATCCGCTATCCCGACTGCACAAATTACGAAGGGGTGAAAATTTGCCTATTCGTCAACACTACTGAGGCCGACTTGAAAAGACGAGATAGGCTCGACCCTCATTTCTGTGAGGACTCTTTGTCCCCATTTGCCCGGTTTAAACCTACCGTATCCGGATGGGAGGCCGCGCTTAAGATGGCCGAAACATGCCATGTTTGAGATGCTTCTCGGCCACCTTGTGGGTGACTATCTGCTCCAAAACAACTGGATGGCCCTCGGTAAGGCGAAACACACCGGGCTTGGCTGGCTTACCTGCGTTGTGCATTGCACCCTCTACACCGGGGCAGTTTGCCTCATAATGTGGAACTGGCAAGCAATGTGGGTGATTGCCGTGTTTTTGTCGCACTTCGTGATCGACAAGTTCGGCATCCCGGAAATGTATTTGAAGTTGATCCGTGGGCGCAGCTTGCAACAGTTCCTGAACAACGGCGAGAATTCTGAGTGGTCGCCATACGTAGGGCTCCGTAGCGGGTTTTATATTTTTGTCTACGTGGTGGCAGATAACACCATGCACTTGCTTTTGATGTGGGGGGCATGGCGGGTGATTTACACATAACGCTCCGCATAACTTGCCGCTTGGCTTCCACCAACGGCGGCAGAAACTAAAGAGGTTGAACCATGAACGAACTTGATAGAACACCCGGCCAAGCGGTCAACGTTGATGCGGTTGTTAGCAAATTGGGTTTTGTCATTTGTGAATGGGGCCCGGAAGAAAGCGACAAGTGTGAAAATTGCGGCGAACTTGGCAAGCAATTATACTTTTCCGGGCCTACCGATACAGGAACATACTTTTGCCTGGATTGTATCCTGGCCATGGACAAAGAAAATGAAGAGTATGGCAAAGCTCTTGAATATCTGGAGAAAGCAGGCCATACCGGACATTGCGCGGCCCGGCAAGTTTGGGGTGATGGTGAATGCGAGTGCGAATTGAAGGGCATTATTCCAGGGCCAATTTCACGGATGATGTGTGGTTGCTAACTATATTTTTATCTAGCTGCGGGGGCCTGCCAAACCCACGAAGGAATTGTTGTGAAATTTAAATATGTTTGACTGGCACATAACGCTCCGGGTAAACTTGACGCCGGGAAGCTCTGGACTTGCGTCACTGTCAAGTGCGGCGCAAGTTTACCCGGAGCGTTATGTGGTTTAATTTTATTTTTTGCGAGGCTTCTAAATGGGAAAACATATACAAATTAGTGCATTAAAAGGAAAAGCAAAAACAAAATGTCCTTTTCATGAGGAAGCAACCCCCTCAATGGTTATTGATTTTGGAAGTGGGACTTTCCACTGTTTAGGATGTCAAGCAAAAGGAAAAATCGACGGGGGGGATGTCTTTCCAAATACTTGAGGCGACAGGTAAATGAAAAGCAAACTGAACCGAGCTTCTCTGGCTCCGGTTAATTGGATGGTTATATTACATGGAGGCGTAATGTGATGATTGACGTAATTTGGATATCGGCGGTTATTGGCAATATAATATTCTCTGTGCTCCGTAAAAATTGGGAACTAACGGCGGCATGGGCGGTAGCAGCTATTGCGATATATATAAATATTTTAGGGAAGCAGTAGGCTAACGATAAAGCTCAGTGGACGCCGCCACTGAAATAACAACAAAAACGGGTGCTTCCCGGCGTTCCACTGAAGCGCCTTGTTATATTTCGGGGTGCATGATGACGACAATATTTACTGATGACTTTTGCCGACAAGAAATTGATGTTGCCCTGGGAGATTATTCCGTCGGCTTCCATGGCAGGGAGTTGATAGTTTCCACCAACGAGGAAAGGGAATTTCGCCTCCGGCTTACCGACGAACAATTGCGACAAATCGCGGAAGAACTAGAGACAAATGGATACATCCAGAGAGAAATAATTAGAGAGTCAAGCCACACATGCCCTTTCGATGGCTTCACCCTCGGAGAAAAGGGTGTTTGTCCACGTTGTGGGATGGCAGCGTGGTAGAAACATAACGCAGTAATAACCGGGCCGTCTACCGGCCTAAATGGAGGCAACTGAGCTGACACGGCTCCGGTTGATTAACATTGTTATGGCGGATATATTCAGAAGGTGTCTTGATTATAGATGCGGTAAGGGCGGAGTAAAGTGTAAGTGTTGTAATAAATACAAGGGTAAAAACAGAGCAATCCTGCGCAGGATTGTGCGCAGAACCATAAAAACAGTTGAGTCACAACACTAAAGCTCACACGCCGGGGCGATGACGGCCCCGGCAAAGGAGATGACCATGGAACCTGATACCACACCAAATAGCGCCCCGGTCGCCCCGGTCGGCGCGCAGCGCATTGTTGGGCAGTCTTTGACGCATACAAAAGACGGGCTTCGCGTGCCGCTCGATATGCCGAGCTTTGGGCATTGGCTGTCCCACGCATGCAACCGTCCGGCTTCCGGGCTAACCCCGGAACAGTGGAGACCCATTGCCTCCCTAGAGAATCTGTATCAGGCTGTACCGCACCCCGGTCACCGCGCTGGCATTGTTGTTGTGGATCAATAATGCCTTCTCCGTGCCACCGCCCCCGTAGGCGTTATCGACGTCAAAATGCAGGTCAGTCCCGGAGTTAAGGATGTTCGCCACCACAAGATTGCCGCTGGAGCCCGTGGCAACGACCAGCGAAAAATCGTATTTGGTTCCTCCTCCATCATGGAGAATGGCCAGGAACAATCCGTTGGTTCCCAGCCGGGACCTATTCGCCGTGATTACCTGTTGGGTCGTACCAGCGATAGAGGCAATACCTGCGGCCCCTATTGATGCAATCCCGCCGCTCAAAATACCCCCGACGCTCAAATCAAAGCCTTGCCCCAGGCCCACATTGTTGCCAACCAGTATTGCCTGCGTCGTGGTATTCTCAAACAACCCAGTGTGGGGGGTTGTGCATGCTCCGGTTGCAGTCGCAATGTCTGCTGTTCCCCCCACGATATTAAGCGCCTCTGGCAACCACGCCTCGGCGTTGCCAACCAGCATGTAAACATATATGGTCCCGGCAGCATCACCCCCCGCCCAGGTCCCAGAAGTCAAAGTCACTGAATCAACATATCCCTTGACTCCCGACACAGCCCCTTGCAGCTGTGATGCCGCGGTATAATCAGTGCTGGCGGTTGGCTCTTCCGACCCGGAGGTGTACGGAAGAGCGTAAAGGTGTTGGATTTCTCCAGCATGACGCCCCCCCTCAATTTTGACCCCCAATGCATCTTTGGAAAAATAGAAAGAAGTGTCCGTAGTCCCATCTGATGCCCCATCCGTGGCTATGTTTTCATGGTTGTTTTCGCTGTATCCGCCGACAAAAGTTAAATCTCTTGTGTGGTAAATGGCCGCGGCAAAAGAATCATTAGACTCGGCAATTAGCGTGACTTTGTTCTGAAAATAATCCGCATACAGGCCGACGCCCTTATTTTGGCTGGCGTGAATCATAAAAACGTTTGCCGCATTTCTGTAAGAGCTGTCTGGCGAGGTGGCATAAACCCCGTGACCGCCGTTCATTCTCGACACAAAATCAAACGTACTGTAATACAGGCCATAATTTGCCTCGGAATCCAACCTAATGCCGTAACTCGTGGCATATTCAGCGGTAATCTGCGCCAAGCGCATCCTTTGCCCGCCATGAATCTTCAGGCAACTGGCGGCGATATTGTTTCCGTTGAGGTAAACGGGCGTCGTTATAAAAAACCTCTCATTGTCAAGGTGGATATTTTCCAGGGTCAGGAGGATAGAGGTTCCGGCCAGTGCGCGCAGTTCGCAGCCGCCAAAGTCTATGCCGGCCGGAGTGGCAGCGGCGCCAGCCCCGGAAAATGTAAGGTCTGTCGTTGCATAAATCTGGCCCGGGATAAACTTCAGAATGTTTGAGCTGGAAGCCGCAACAGAGTACGCAGCCTCGATAGCAGTCTCCATAGAGGTGGTGCCGGGCGTGGTATTTACCCCGAACCAGTTAACAGGGACAGTGGAATTAGCAATGGTTCCGGTCACATCTCCAGTGCCAGTCAACGAAAAAATCATCTGCCCTTCAGCCGCCCGAATGGACACGCCAGACAATGCGAGGTTGTAATCTCCAAGTATGATTTTCCCGGCAACGCCAAAGAAAAGTTCTAGAGTTGCCGGAATGGACGTCCCTTCTGTGAGGCTTACATCCTGTGCAATCACCAATGTTGTCTTGGTAGATCCTATTGCCGTAAGGGCGGTTTTTAAATTGCCGCCATAATCGGAGATGTTAACAAAAAAGCTTCCACCGATACCATCAACGGGGTCGGACGTCCAAACGACATCATCTGGAGTGGAAGGACACGACACGTCAGGAGGACGATTAACCACCACTTTATACTGGCCAACCCCATACACGCTGGCCTCTCCCCTGGAATCCAAGGTGACGGGGTTTGATTGCGGGGTGGTGCACGCCCGATCTGAGTATATTGTTTTCTTCGTGGTGGTGCCGGTTTCGTAAAAGTAGACACAGGCTCCAGACATGGGCTCGTTCGTCTCTTCATTAAAAACCGTAAATTTAGGATTTACCAAAATGCAGCCCATACTATTCCTCCGTCTCCTTTGTCGTCTCCCATTGTTGCTCTCGCCGCAATTCCATTTTAGGCTGTTTAGCTCTTAAGGCTTGCTTGATCGACCGCGGGGTGATCAAAGGCATACCCTTCTTCACGGCGTCTTCGTTGTACTCTTTTACCTCGGACATTAGGTCGATATACCGCGCCTTGTCGCGCTTCTCTGGCGGGTCCAAGTAAAAACGCCGCAGACGGTCATAAATGCCGCCCTTCTCTTCCCGCATGTCCTTGGCCGCCAGCTTGTCAGCGCGCTTAATTTCGCGTATCCTTGTAAGCCTGGCAGGTGAAAATCCTGCATACCTGAAAGCGGCCTCCACGTCGTCAGCGACAACCGGCTTTCCCTGCCAAAGGACCGGAACGTTCCCCCTTGTGGTTAGGCCCTCTGTGCTTTCCCGATAGCCCCGCAGCAAAGTACTCATCGCCGTGGGGAACGCCCGCTCAAAGCCCTTTGACGTATCGCCCTTGGCAATACTCTTCCCGCCCTCGTAAACGTCCTCAAAGATTGCAGCCGGCGCGCCAAGGATGTCCTTCAGGCTCGTTGGAAGTTCTCCGGTAAGCTGCATTGAACCCTTCAGGCTGACGCCCTTGCCTCCCAGGCCAGCGACACCATAGCGGGCGTACATCTCCAGGCCCTCCCCGTACTCAGAGTTTAGCCACTTGTAAAACTTCTCTTCCGGGTCGTCACCAGGGATAAGGGCCTTGAGCAAAGGCGCCAACACCGAAGCCCCGGACCCGGCAATAATTGCAGGAGCGACAGCCATATACGCCGCCGCAAGACGGTCCTTCTCGCTACCCCATCCATACTTTGCCATGGTGACAAGATAGTTGTGGGCGTAAGTTTTGAACGTGTAGAAGGCCTTGATGGCCTGCGCCCCGATGTGCGCGCCCCTGGCGTAGTGCGGGAGGTTGGCGCGGTCGTAAGTCCCGTGTGCATCGTCGGATGCCTGCTTGGCCTTCTCCAGCGCCTCCTTGCGGGCTTTGCCATCCCATTCCCCCTTGTGCGCAGCCTTGAGCCCCAAATAGGTCCCGGCAATGGTGGTCACCCTGTTGATGCGCTCGCTAACCCCAAAGGCAAACATGGCCATTTCCATGAGGTTTCCCCAGTGCCGCTCAAGTTTGCCCTCCAAGGCGGACAACGCTTCCCGGTTGAACTGTGCATTGTCCCAGCCGTTGTCTTCTATGGTCTTGAAAAGCTCTTTCTCCTCTGCCGAAAGGTCCCCGCCAAACTTGTGGGCATAATACAAGCGCCCGGCCTTAGCCAGCATTCCAGGAATTGCCACAGCCGGGACCCCGGCCTTGTGCATCGTCGCCGGCACAGAGGTAACCAAGGATGTCAAGTTGACAGCCGGGGAAGACAGCACCCTGAATCCCAAGTACTTGAGGACGGCAACACCACGGATCACACCCATGACCCGGTCGGCGGCCTCCTGGTTGCGCAGCACATCTTCCATAAACACCTTGCCGTCGTGAAAGGCGTTTGAGTTGGGCTCGATCCGTTCCGCCCGGACAAAGTCCATGTAGTCGGCGTAGTCGGCCTTGCCACCCTTTTCTTCTTCCTCCGCCTTGAACTCCTGCCAGCTCTTGGTGGTGCCGGTAAAAGCCCGGACCAAATTCAAGGCAAGCTCCTTCTTGGCTTCTCCGGCGGCTATCCCCCTGGCGTACTGGCCAAGGGCAAGAGTGGGGTTCTCCTCGTACCCTTCCCACACAGGCCCCTGAACCCGACCGCGCATATGCACTCGCGGCCCTCGTGTGCGCATCACATCGGCTACGCTTTCGGCAAGGGCCTTTGCGAAAATGGCTCGGGTGTCGAAGGTCTCTATGGCCTGAGCCGCGTTGATCGACCGCAGGAGGCTTGCCTCAAGATTTTTGCCGGCCTTCTTGAACTCCCACCCTTTGTCGCCCCATGTGCCCCCATGGAAGGTAAAGACTTCCTGGAACTTCTCTTCGCCCTTGAAGTCTTTGGGGGCGACGTGCAGAATGTCCTTGCCCTGTGTCGCGGTCCACCCCAGGTCGTCGAGAGATTTGCCCTTGCCGCTTGCCTCATCGATGGCCTTGTTGATGACCGCCTGCATAGAAATGATATTGCCCGCCATCTCGAAGATGTCTTCCGGCAACTTGTCGCTGCGCTGCTTCGTGATGGCATATCCTTCGTTGCGATACTTTGAGGCCTTGAACTCCATCCCCATCTTCGTGTCGAAGTTGAGCAATATTTTCTTGTCGCCCTTTGTTGCCCGAAGAGTGTACTTTCCGGGTTTGCGGATACGGGGCATGTAAGATCCCCGCAACTCGCCCATTTCCTTCATGGCCTGCTCAAGGTCCACCTTGATGATGTTGTTGTCGGCGTCCCGGATGGTTACTTCCGGCAACGGCTTCTTGGCTTCCCGGTGGATATCGATCACCCTACGCATGCCGGCGAACAGAATATTGAACCCGTTGTTCGTAGTCGTTCTGGTTGCCATGAGGGCATCCACTGCCTGATCGGAGGCGCCGGAATTGCGGTAGGCGCTGGCCTCGGACTCAACCATGGCGTCAACCGCCGCCTGCTCGGTGTCGAACTTGCCATCAAGCTTGCCGGCCGGCGTAAAAAGTTCCCACGTGCCGTTTTTGGTCTCTTTTACTCGCCAGCCAACACTGTTTTGATCTCGCCGCTTCAGGTATTTCTGAAGCGCCAAGAATTCTTCCGGCCGCTCTTTCTCGAAAATTTCAAGCTTTTTCAGGTGCGCGTTTATCGCCGCATCGTCACCAATGATGGTGTGCAGTATTCGATAGAAATTGTCGCGCCGGCCCATGGCATGGTCGTACATTTTCTTGAGCCCAGGAATCTTTTTGAAGTAGTGCGAGGGCAGAGATAAAAGGCGATCCGTAAGTGACGTATCTCCGGCGTCGTCGATGAACCCCTTGTTGCGCTTGCGCAAGGCTGATACTGCGTCTCGGACGAAGTTTGTTGACTCTTCGACGTCTTGCTCCGGTAGGCCTCCAAGCTCCTTGGCAAACATCGGATAGCTTGCCGGAGTCTGGGCGGTGATGGGAAGGTATGGCATAACCATTTTTTTTGTACTTGCACCGGTGTCTCGGTATGAATAGCCCCCACCTTTTTCTTTGTTCATCTTGTCGGCAAAACCAGAGGCCATAAGTTCCGTCTTCGCCGTTTGAACAACTTCCCCATTCGGCCATACAATTTCGAAACGATCCACGCGAGAGATGCCAGTGTTGACATCAATCCCGATTTCATCCATCTTCCCCTTGCCGTAAGCCTCCAGCATGCGGGGGAGGTCTTGGTCGTAGAGCTTCTTTAGGCCTTCGCCGCCCATTTGCAAGTCGATCCCTTCAAGCTTGCCCTCATTCTTTGGACTTTCAGTTATCCGCCTGGTCAAGTCTTTGCCGATGACGTTTTCCATGGTTTTAGCGTCCACGACATCTTCAAATAGTTTTTGACCGGCCGTCACACCAAACACGCGCAGATTATATTTTTCGTCTGACTCTTTGGCCCATCTGATATAGCCAACTTGCTTGCTCAGATCATACCTGTCCGCCTGAGTTTCACCAGCGCTCATGTTGGGCCGTGTCGCAAAGCCAACGCCGTCAAAGCCGTTCTCCTTGGCGTAGGCGAGAATGCGCTTGACAAGGATTGGGTAGGCGTTTTCTGCCAAGAAAGTTGGTATTACTTTATTGTCTCGGTCTAGATGCTCAACTGGCTTTCCGGTTTTTGCCGCTCGTTCTTCAGCGTTCTTTCGGCCTTCCTTGTCGTTGAGAAATACGATACCATCGACCCGAATGCCCTTGGTCATGTTCTGGACTTCTTCCACTCGCATGATCCGCTTACCGTCAGCGTTCACCTCATCAAATCTATATCTGCCAACAGGTGCCTGTCCTGCGGGAATAGATGCGTCGAATTTGGAATGGTCGGCTTTCCAGTTACCTTTAGCGGTTACGAATGCTTCCCGGTACGATCCCTCAACCGCGCCTGGTTCGGTGTATTGGGAAAAGTGGGTGAAGGTTGGCAGCTCACCCATAGCCTCACGCATGTTTATCTCCGCCTCGTTTCCACCTGAAGCTATAGCTTCTGTGACCTCATTCTCAAGCTCCACTCTTGTCCACGCTGGGTCTATTTCTATATCCTCCGCCGTCAACATTCTATTGAGCTGCTCATTTGAAAATGTGGATAGTTCGTGGAAAGAGCCCCCCAACACCACATCCTCAAGTTCCACCGCGTTAGCTTGCACGAATCCCTCAAGCTCCTCTCGCGTCACCTTGTCGGCGGGCTTCTTGCCGGCAAGAAATTCAGGGATGCCCGCCGCGTCCATCTCGACTTTCTTCACGCCCTGCTTGGCGAGCCAGTTCATCACCCCCTGGGCCTTCATGCCCTGGAATGACTCGGCTGCCTGCTGAAGCTTGGAGTAGATGGCTTTGGCTGCTGCTTGAATTTGGGCCTTGCTGTACCGAACATCAGCGGTGTGCGGGGAGAACTGGCCCGTGTTGCCAATTGCTGATTTTACTTGGTTGGGGGTAAACACCACATAGCTTTCCTCTCCAAATTCTTCATCTGGAAGCGACAGCCCGTCATATCCCTCTTCAATAGAATCTTTTCGATATGATCTTCCGGTTTGCTCCTCAAGGGCTTGAGAAAGCCAAGAAAGGCTCATTTCTCTGCGCGGAGTCACGATGTTCAAAAAAACGGGGATATCGGAACTGTACCCAGCACCGTATTTTTCTGGGCTTTTCCCTGTTGGCGAAGTATTAAACCAAAAACCAACTTTTGCAGTTTCTCTATATCCGCGGGTTGAAGCATTATCCTTTGTGTTCTTGCCTAATTTTTTTAGGTTGAACCTGGAGAAATCGCTAAACGTCCCATGGTACACCACTCTTGGCTCACCATTTTTATCGACCACCTTGCTGTCGCCGAACCACTCTTTGAATGCCGGCGTTCGCACCTGCACCCACTGCCGCTCGTTGAGTTTTGTGGGCTCTCCATTGGGGGCTTTCATCCATTGGCCAGTATCCCGAAATTTCCGGACAACTTCATCATACTGCCGCTGCGCTTCCTCAACCGTAATGCCGAATTGCTTTGAGAATGCGGCTATCATGTCCCCGGTGTCGCCCGCACGCTCTGCCGCCCGCTCCTTACTCGCATTCTTAGCCTGTCTCTTCAGCGCCGATTCAGCCAACCCCACCAAGTCGTCAGCCGAGAGTGTCTTCTTGAACCCATGACGCAACAGCCAAGCGTTAACCGCTCGCAAAATCCGCTGGAACAGTGTGGTACTCTGGTTGGCCCGGTCCTGGATGAAGTAGGTTACGGTTTCCTCGAAAAGAAGGCCTTTATCTTGCTGTTGTTTGTCGCGCAGGACCTCAAGCTCTTTCTTTTGGCCAGGAGATAATTGGCCGTTTTTCGCAGCACCCTGCAAACTGTCCAGACGTTCCAACTCTTCGGCTGAAAGCACAGCCCTTTTAGCCCTCTCCTGGGCCGCCACAAGGCCCTTGTGTTTCAAGCCGAGCATCCGCCCGACCTGCGCCTTGATGCCCTCGAATTTGTCACCCAGGAGGCCCTGCCATCCGTTTTGATCCAGCTCTGCGTGCACGAACTCGTGAAGCAATACACCCTTGACGCTTCCGGCGTTCAGGTTGTCGGCTACAAGGTAGACTTTGTCGTTGTGGTACATGGCAAGAATGGAGCCATTTTCAGAATAAGGAACACCACTTGGAAGCTCCCCCGCCGTCTGCACAATTCTCAGGCGTCCAGAGTCCAAAAGACCGCGGAGGCCTTTCGCTGAAATGTGGCTCAGGAGAAGCTGCTTGACTTCGGCGATGGTGGATTTTTGCTTGGCGGAAGCTCTGGTTTCTTTGGAAAACTTGGGCGTGTCCACGGGTACGCCACCAGACCTATATACGTCAAGCCTTCGGGCACGGGCATAATCTGATTCTTCCTTTGGTATTTCTGTGTGTAAGTACTGGAGTGCCTCCGCCGCATGCTCTGTTTCGATCCGTTCGCTACGACCTAGCCTTGCCGCCCCCTCTGCCAACTTGCCGTAGATCTCCTCGTTTTTACCGGTAAGCTTGCCGGCCTTCCTCGCCGACTCTTCGAGCCAAGAGGCTTCCGGGGATCTTTCCATCGCGGCACCGCCGTTATCTGGTACTCCGGTTGCCCGCTGTATATCCCCACCTCTGGCGGGTCGCCTAAAAACAGCCAGCAACTTTCTTTTGTCTGCGGGTAATTCTGGATCATTTGCTATTTTCTCCAATAGTGAACGGGCCGTATCATGGTCGCGCTCTCTTGCTGCTCTCTCCAGGTCGGCCATGTAGTCGTCGGCAACAGCAAGAATGCCCGTGCTTTCATTCTCCGCCGTTCTTTCCATTTCGTCAAGTTCCGCATGCGTCCCGAATATGCGTTCAATCGCTCGCATTGCTTCGGGCCATGACTTGGCATCTGAAATTTCTTTTTCTGACGTGAATGGTTGCACGCTTTCGCCGGCCTTTTCCCTCTTCACTGGAGGATTAGGGCTGTATCCCTGATATTCTTTTTCTGCCTCCCGACGAACAGAAGCAGGGGCCGCCGTGCTGGCCGGCCCCGCGCCCTCGGTCGAAACCTCGGGGGAGCTTTTTCCTTTCCGTGCCTCTGCGAAAATCAGATCAATCTGCGGGCGCAACCGGGCGAGGTTTTCCCTTGTGGTCTTCCGCTCTTCTCCCTTCGGCGTTGCTACTACCTCGGCAATTTCCTGGTTTCGTATCGCGTCTTCCATGGCCATGACGCCATGCTGCTTCACTCCTTGACGGATATGCTCCAAGACAGCGGCGTCACCTTCGGCCATCATCTTTCCGGCCCTCGCCCGGGTGATGCCGTTGATAAGCTCGTCGTCGTCTATTTTGGCGCCTGGAATGTTTTGCGTTCCAGCTCTTCCCTTGCCTGCCGGGCCTGTTCCTTTGTCATTTTCGGCAGGGGTAACAACTTTCTGCTGCGCCCCATCCTTTTGAGTGAGATCATTTTGTGTCCCTCCTGCAAGGGGCCGCACGCCGGGGGAGGCCATCCCCCCGGCGTCTTCAATGGTGCGCTTGCCAGCTTTCTGCAGAGGCGTCGGCGGCACATTCGTTTCATCTTTACCGCGTTTCTTTATTCCTTCCACGGGCAGCATTTCAAACGGATCAACATGCCGCGTTTCGCCGTCCTTCAGTATGGCGTTGCCGTCGTCGTCGTATCCCTTGTGCTCGTATTCCTCCATACCCATGGTGATTTTGTCGCCAGGCTGTAGCTCGCCAGCGGGCATCTCTTTAAACGCCGGATCAAACCCCTTTTCCGCAAGCTCTTCCGCGTCTTTTGCTTGGGCAAGGCCAGGGTCGTTTTCCATTAAGGCCCTGGCTGCCTGCTCAAGGTCATAGGCGCGATCCCAAAATCTGGTTTCATTCTTGGCCGGGACGTGCCCGGACTCCATCTTGCGGATAATACTCTCGAACTCTGCACGGGTCCACTTGCCATCCCGGAACCATTGTGGGTATGTGCTGGGGTATGAAGACGTGACCTTCCACCCTTCGCCCTCATTGCCGGTCTCAAAGCGGCCCGGAGCGCCAGCGTTCACCTGCTCTTTCATCATGGCAAAGGCTGGCGCAAGGTCCGGCTCAATGTGGCTCTTGCGTGCCGGAACCTTGTTCTGGATCTGCCATCCGCCTGCAACCGGCACAACGCCGTAATCGTCGCCGGACACCTTTTCTTTCTTGGCAAGTTCGCGCAAGGCAAGGGCAGCATTCGCCCTCGTCTTATACAACTTTTCCCTGAGCACCTTTGGGTTTTGCTCTTGCCCCGCGGTCCAGGGCTTGCGCGTGACGACACGGCCAGACTGCTGGTTGATGGGAATGCCTATCTCGTCAAGGTTTTCAATGACGGTGTCCGTCTCGTAGTTGAACGGCCTGGCCCGCCCTGTGGGCTGTTGTTTGACGGCGGGCTCAACAGGGCGCGGCTTTACCGCTCCAGGGGCCGGGGGCTCTGGCTGGTATTCGTCAACAAGCTGCTGCCAAGTTTTATACTGGCTTGTGCGCGGGCTTGGCGGTTCGGGCTGGTACTGTTGCGTTGCTCTTTCCACCTCGATGGCCCGCTCTTCAGGGGTCAGAGCGGGCCTCTTGGTGTCTGGAGCTTGTCCCTGCATAAAGCCGGGAACAACCTGCGCCCCTCTCGGCACAGACGGCAACTCATGCGGGGAGCCTACAAGCTCAAACCCTTGTCCTGAAGGCAGGGCGAGCGGAGCCCTGCGCCTTGCCTTCATGTCTTCTCGCTGCTGAAGCGCCACGTCCTGGTCGGCCAGCTCGTCAAATATGTCTCGGCGATATTCGTATGCTTCGCGTCCGGGGGCTCCGGGCTGATATCCCTGGACTGACCTTTCAGCCTCAAGCGCACGCTCTTCAGGCGTCAGCGCCGGTCGGCCAATCGTCGGGGGGGCTGCCTGCATGAAGCCGGGGACCGTTGCTTGCTCTGGCGTGAACTCGCCGTACTGCTGTTGGGGCGGAGGGGCTGTTGGTTGTTGGGCGTTTTCTGCTTCAACGGTAGGTCCCTCCATGAACTGCTTTTGCCTTGTGGCTTGCTTTGGCCCTGGAACATCCCATGCTTCAGAAATAGGCGGTTCATACTTGTTGACGACTTCACCACCACCCTTCTTAATGCCAGCCACCCCACCACCAAGTAGACCCATCACAGAGCCAACGAGCGTTGCTTCTCCGGCCCCCTCAAACAGGTCTTTGTTCTCGTTGTAAAGCTTCTCGGCGGCGTTGCTCACAACGGTTTGCCAAAACTCTTCAAGCGGTCCCTCGGTGATGGCTCCAACCGTGGCGGCCTTGCCCATCCTTTTAAAAAGCCCCTGCTTGATTACTTCCTCGGCAACATTGTTACTGAACGCTTTCCGAAGGGCAGGGATCTTCTCAAACATCAACCCAAGACCGGTTGTCTCAAGGCCTGCATTCACCGTGCCCACAATATGCGCTATCCTGGCCGCTTCTTGTTCGGGGGCCCCTTGCCCCACAAGGGAGTTGAACGTATCGCCACCCCCAAGCATGTACGACGCCCCAACGCCGGAAGCGATACCGATACCAGCAAGCACTGGATTGCCGGTCAAACCGCCAGCGACTGCCATAAGCTTTGTTGCCGCCATTTGCGGTGCGCTTTCGGAAAGACTGCGGACAAGGGCGACACGGGCCTCTTTTGAGGTTAAGCCCTTTTCCTTTATGGTGTCAACCACGCCCTTCGAAATAGAAAAAGGGGCTTGCCATTCCGGATGTTCGGAAAGAACCTTTTCGGCCTCATTAACAATTTCGTAGCCCTTCTCTTCCAAGTACTCGCCGGCCGGCTTTCTTATGTTCTCTTGGACGAATCCGCGCAGGCCGCCTTGGGGTTCTTCGTCCGGAACGCGGGGAATTGAAAGCTGCGTTGCCTTTTGGGAGATTGGCGGACGCGCAAGGGCGCTGGCTTCATCCTCGGTGATTCCGACGATAGGCGGTTGCTGCTGTCGCGAGAAAGAAAGCGGCTTTCCCGTGATGGTGGAAATGGGCTCCGTGGGGATCTCTCCCGACGTCATCATCTGTTGCCATTCCAGGGCGTTCGGTTGGCGTGTGTCGTCTTGCAGGTTTAGGCCTGTGGCCTGGACCATGCCGCCAAAAGATTTTTTCTGGCCATAAGCCCCCTGCTTGAATCCCTTGACGGCCTCCTCAATGGCAGACGGGGGGGTGACGGCAAATGAGCCAGTATTTATGTCAGGAACAAGGGACACCCCTTCCTTTTTGGCAAGATGCATGAGAATGGTGTCGTCATCATGGCCTTCTTGCCTTGCCCCCGCGTAGTCATACCCATGCTTATTGGCAAGGTATCGAGCTATGACTCCGCTATCGTGGCCTTCCCCAAAGGCACCTTCAAAGTCGTATGCCATTATATCACCGCGCTGGCCGAGTTGTTTTTTTGTTTTTGTCAAATGCATCGACCGGCCTAATCCCTGTTGCGGGCGCCCCACCACCAGGAGAAAGGGCATTGCCTGTGTCCTCGAAGGGGTCTCCTCCTTTTTGGAGTATCTGCAAGTCGTGCCGCATTTCTTTTGAGATCATCTCTATCTCGTTGGGGGCATAAGCCGTGCGCATCCTTTCGGTGTGCGTCCTGATGATGGCGTCGGCCTTTTGTTTTTGCGTCATCCCCGTGTCTTTTTCTTTTCCCGAGACCCCAATATCCTTAACGATCTCCCTTTTGTTCTTGTCGTAGAGGACAACATGAGGTCTGCCATCTTCGCCCATCACTTCAAACTCTGCGATGTCCGGCTTGTCCGGCTTGTCCGTGGCCTTTGTTTTGCGGATGTAATACTCAATCAACGCATTTTGCTCTGCTGGCGTGCCAGTTGTTGCAATGTCAAGCTCTGTCCGGTCTTTCCCAACCTGCCCCTCTGTCCCTGGGACCCGAAATGACCCTTTTCCGCCAGGTGACACAGCAATAAGGGCGTCTTTGCCGGCATGGATTGATGGCTCGTTGGCCTTTTGAATGGCAATCTGTTGCGCAATAGTCTGCGCTGATCGCGTCGCAAGTTGCATCATGTCGGCGGCCCGCTCATCCCACACTTTTGGTAAATTGCGCACCTGCGGAACATCTTCCGCATATTCGGAGAGAGTATCATTCAGCCAATCAAGAGTTGCCTGGTCCCTTATGTCGCTGCCAGCCTGAGCAATAAGGCTCGCAGCTTCGCCAAGACGCTGTGTCCTCCTTGTGTCGTTGAACTTAGTTTTGTCCATCTCGGCCTGCTGGTCGTATCGACTGGTCAAAGCGTTGGCCTGCTGCTCTTGAAAGCCCATTTGCCTATTTCGAATGGCGCGTTCTTCCTTTTCTCGTCTCCTGCCAGCAAAATCAGGCCATGGAGTCATTGGGGTCGGTAGTGGAACTGGCATTGTCATCTCTCCTTATTGCACGGTGGCCCATGCCTGTTCGTATGGGTCGTCTTCCGGATAATAGGACGGCGGCTCATTCTGTTCGTCGTAATAATCGTTAAGTGCATTGCCGGCGGAGCCAATGACATCACCCCAGATATTACCCTGGCTCATGTAGCCAGTAGCCCTTGCATCGCCATAATTTTCCAAGCCTTTGCTTGCCTGCTCAGCGTACTGCGCGCCCAGATTGGCGGTGTTTGTCGGCCCAAGCCCGGCAAGGGTGAAATACCTACTGAGAGCGTTATTGTAATCATCCGTGGCGAATTTCTGCCCGTAGGCAGTGATGGCCTTTAGTGTGTTGCCACTTTGCAACCCTCCCGCCGCCGCAGCGTTGCTCATAAGGTTCTCCGTCCCCTGGTCAAGCCTCCAGTCATACCCAGGGGAGCGCTTGTAGGCGTTTGGATCGGTGAGCAGTTTTCGCAGCTGGTTAAGGGCAAACGCCCAGCTCTTGCGTCCTGGCGCTAGATCCTCCCTGTTTTGTTGGTACATTTTCCACTTCAAGTCAATTTCTGCCTGAGATGCCGCGGCCCGCGCATCCGCGGCATCTTCCGAGGCGTCAGACTTGAATACCCCTTCGACCACCTTCGACACGACTACAAACATGTAATGCCCTCCCTAATTTTATAACCATCTTTCCATCCAGCGGCCATTCCCTCATAAATGCACTGCGCAATCGGTACTGGGTAACACCGCAGGTCTGGCGCAAACATAAGCACCGGGCGGCTGCACTGGTGATAATCGATACCGTGAACGGTGGGGGCAGACATAAGGGATATGTCTCGCATTTCGTGGGTTTGCAAGTACATTCCATAGATATTGCTCCGCTCTATCCTGTCACATTGGATCGGCGTATAATCGCTGAACTTTTCCAGGAAAGCAGCATGCAGGTCTGATAGGTACAACTGTTTTTCGCCCTTGTTCCCCCAAGCGTGAAACATGGTGCGGATTCTCAGCATGCTGAACAAGTGACGGTGGTCGTCGTAGAACTCCTTTATAAAATCCAATTCTCCCAGATTCTGAATGCTGAACATGACACATGCGGCCCTTGCGCCCTGAAGCTTGCGTAGATTCTCAAGGGCCTTCATCTTTAGTTCAAGTATGGCCGCGCTGTAGTTATCGGGGTGCTGAAAACTCATGGCGAACTTATAGTTCCCATCCCTGCCCAGCCATGCCGGATTAATTGTTTGGTTGAAAAATCCATCGTCGGCCAAACTGATCATGTTGGTGATCGTTGATGGATTCCATCCACACCGGTACGCCTCTTTCACGAACTCCAGGTAGTCCGGGCGTAAAGTGGGCTCCCCGCCGCTAAGCATAAGCGCAAAACCACGACTACCGTACTGTTCCCACAAGAGTTGATTGTAAAACTGTAGGTCATGCGTCGGTTCCATCCCCGGCTTGTAGTAACACCACGGGCAATGCATGTTGCAACTTTCGTTGACGTGTATGATAATGCTGTTGTTCCTGCCCACGGAACCGTTGCGATAGAAGTTTGACACATGCGCCCAGCTTGGTTCTACCATCGAGACAAAGCGCCCATGAACGTCACACTCTTTTTCCATCCATGCCTTCCCGTTTTCGGGGAAGATGGACGCTGGAATTTTCTTGTAGCATACATCGCATAGGGACGCCGTTTTTATCATCGCTCCCTCCCCCCTTATTGCAGCCGCTGACCAGTAATGGTCAGGGTAACTTGGTCTGCGCTGGACGCCAGCGCGTATATCATCGCGCCGGCAGCCAAGACATGGCCAATGGCTTCGGAGACCACCAGCGATTCGCCACTTGCGAGCGTCTTTGCGTTCACAATCATGTTGGTCACTCCGGCCGATCCGCCCGATGGGACCAAATACATGGTGAATGTGACGGCCGTGGTGGTGTCGTTACATGCTACGCACGATAAAATTCTGTCGGTCGATAGGGCCGCAACAGTATGAAGAAGCGTTGCCGCCACCCCCGGCTGGCCCCTGTACATATGAATCAACGTGCTCGTCATAAGCTTCCTCCCGCCCCAGCAACAACCGAGGCCCCGGGTTCAAGTGCTTCCCACCATACATGAAACTTAATGGTTCCATCCGTGGCGGCATTCGTTAGGATCTCATAGCCGATATCTAGCGTGTTCAGGGTTGCGCGTTGGATACCAGTTCCGGCAGCACCAATCGCGCCAACGATGTCTCGACCCGCAGTGGTGGCAGCGGCGGCCCAGACATCTCCAGCCACAAGGTCAGTTTTTGCGACTGATCCCCCGAAAAACGTCAAGTTGCCAGCAACCCCGTACGAAATGTTATCCGCTCCAGTCAAGGTCTCTGTGCAAGTGCATGAGATGTAGACAGATACAAGCCCAGTTACGGTTGCTATTTCGTGTGTGCCCACTGTGTTCCATGTCGCGTTCGACAGGTCCACCGTTATGGTCAAGTCTGGAAGGCCAATCTTCATGTCGTCTGCATCCGTATTGATGGTGATTGGCGTGACAGCCATAAAAATAGACATTTCTGCCTGTAGTTTTTTCTCCAGCGCATCTAGGGCAGACGTAAAGCTCATGGTCGCCGTCGCCACCGTGGCCTGAAGATCTCTTATCTGTCTTTCGATGCTGGCTATCTGCGGTTGGTCTATCAACGGATCTTTTCCGGAGAATTGATTGGCCGATGTGGCCAGGTCGCTGAAGAACACATCCCACACCCTTTCGGTCGTACCAAAGGGTGTAAGCATGTTGGATCTGCGCGGCGGCTCTAATTCCGACATGCTGTTGCCTCCAGCGTAGAAGAAATAAGCACCCTTTTTACTGGGTCGGAACCAAAAAACCGGTACCGTCGATATAATGCACGGCCTAGGGGCTGCCACCGCAAGCGCTCTTGGTACGCTCCTTCTTTGCCCATAGATTTGAAAATGTCATTGCTCCATGTCTTACCACTGTCATTGGAATACACCATCCAAACTAAGGGCTCTTCGCCTTGGCCGGTAATTAGCCCGACGCCCTGTTCAATCCTAAGTTCAAGGCGGTGATGGATTAAACTGTGGTCGTCGCCTGACTTTACTTCAAATGTGTCAGCTATCCACTTTACGGCCTCTCCATTGTCGTAATAGTAGTCGTAGTCAAGCTCATAAAGGCGCCCGTTCTCGTAGTCGCCAACCACCGTAAGCAAGCTTTCCGTCACAGCACAATTGCCCCGCCACTTCCCATTGCTCGGAAAGGAAGCTCTCCTGTGCCATTTTTTCGTCATAGCGTCATAGACAAATGTCTGCCCTGCAGAAGGGGATGTAATGACATAGAACGCCCTTCCTCTCTCCGTAGTGGTGAAACCAATGACGTCAGAGAGTTGGGGCCATTTTGATATTTGGTGTTGGATATCTTGTGAAATGACAATCGAGTTATACCCTTGAATCGTGCGGGCCATACCGTTGCTGTCCAAAAAAAACAGCACGTTATCCCCTCTGGCGACGCTATCCTTGGCCCCTATGCCTATTTCTTGGGTGCTCCCCTGGACCTTTGCGAAGGGGAAGGGGCTGGTCGTTGCCCTCCACCACTCTATGGTGTCGGTACCCATCATAAGCAATTCGTCATGGTCGGCAATAGACGTGACAAGGTTGTCGGCCCTGGCTTCTGCGGTGGCATAATCAAGGGCATCCCACACCAAGCCATTATTTAACGCGGAAATGTAAAATAACCCCGTCCCCGCAATAGTGACAACAAATCTGCTTGCAATGAAAGATACCGTGGATGGCGCTGGCAAGTCATCGTCTGATATTGTGGTTAAGGTGCGTGACGTTTTGTCATAAATATATCCATGGATGCCGTCCACAAACATGACTTGCGTCGGGCATTGGTCCCATTTTATTACGCCTGAAGAGGTTTCTATGGTCCCTATCGTGGTTGTTACCTTGGTCCCGCGCTGAATCTCCACCAACGTATTGCCAACCACAGCCAGCCAGAACAGTGGAGTTTTAACCAGTGCCCGCACCTCTGCCTGAAGGCCAGAGTCAAGCCAAAGCTTTGAGCCTGGAGTCCCCCTGACAACGTAAGCGGCGGTGCTTCCTGCTTGCGTATCAACATCCAGAAACATATTTGTGAGCTGGTGTGAGTTCCAAGGGTCGGAGTACCCGCGGCTATATCCGAACGATAGAGGAATTGGATTAATCACTTATTTCTTTGCTCCCAACATTAATGCTACTTTCTCGGCATCCATCCCCGACACAGAAGAGATCAGTTGTGTGGCCATGGTGAATGTTCCCTGAGGGACATTGCCCAGATATACAGGAGCCACCAAAACGGCCAACCAATACATAAGGGGCAAGAACCATTCCTTGGGCAGGTCCGGATTATTACCCTGTGAATCAAAATCTTGGATCGGGCGCTTAAAATCAAGAAGCAACGTGACATTGCCCGTACTGCCAGTTGGCCAAACGTACAGCACGCCATTCGATACCTGGGGGTCGTAATAGACAATGGACGCAGGGGCCTGCGTGGTCTTCTGGGTGACGTCCTTATATTCGTCCCGCGATACCACCTCGATCGGTATTTCTATGTTTGAAGTGTCCCGCCTTCTCGCTGACAACAATCGGGAGGGCCTGGCAGTGTCAATGTTTAATCCAGTGCCAACCGTATATGACGCCGTCCCCGGTGTCAGGGTGTGAGTGACTTCGGTGGTCACCCATAGATTGCAAAGCGGAGACAAGTAGGAAACCGCCATGTTTAGGAAATCGCGCATTATCGAATAGTCTGACGCTGCCAGCACGTTCCCCACGGAATAGATACCCAGCAATTGTGCGGCGCCGGTTATCAGCTTGTTTTCGTTTATCGTGAAGTCATAAGATCCGCTCGTAGTCATAGGTCATCCTGGGTGATTGACGTAGTAATATATGTGGGCTCTGTGGCGCTTTGCTCGGGCCTTGCGTTGTTCACGACTATTTTTTCAGCTACCCCGCGGACAAACTCTTGCGGATGTTGTGGCTCCCAATCGTCAGGGCAGACCATGGCACCATCCCAACGCCTTCTCATCTCGCTACGTCGATATCTAAAGCTGCATTCATCGCAGATCATCCACGGGTCGCCCGGGACATATGCTTGTTCTGATTCTATCATCCAACAACCACCCTGAATATGGGCTGCATAATATCGACAAAAATAGCCTGGAAGATGCCGGACAAGGAAGACTCGACATCTTCCCCAAGGTCGGCAGATATCCCCCAGCTCGCAAAATAATTGGCCATCTCCTTGTCAGTGGTGGAGCCATATACGCCCCAACTTACGAAAGGCAGATAATTCATACAGCAGGCACACCAACGATGGCTCCGGTCAAAGACCCGGACACATAGGAAGTTACTTTCCATCGACAAGCGATTACGGCCGATTGGGCTGATACCTCATGGCTTGCCGTCTTGGTTGTGAATGAATCAAAGGTTTTGGCCGTATGCTCGCTCCATGCGCTATCCCGAATATCATCATAGGTGTGCTGGATGAGCCACGACAAGCTAGCCCCGGAGGAAAGATACCCCGACAATGAGGTTGCCTGAGAAAACCTGTCCAGCGGATAGAATTTTGTCTCGAACTCGTCAGCACTGCCTATCTCAACGTCAGAACCGACCGCAGCATCCGCGGCAACCTGTGTAACAGTGGCAAAATTCTTGGTGCTTTTCGTTGTTGCTCCCGCCGTAGGACCGGTAATCGCTTCTGATATGGTCGCTCCATATCTGTCAGTGCCGTAAACCGTAAAGGTGATTAAGTGCAGATCACTAGCGGAATACACCGACACGTGGCGAGGGATATCAAGCGTGGCAACCCCGCCGGTTGCAAGAGCCCCAGTTATTGTTAGATCCCCAGCTCCGCCAAGCTGTTGAGCCAGGGAAATCCCGTTTCTGTCCGCCGCGTCCGGCGTTATTGTAAATCTTTTTGGCCTCATTGGTTACGCTCCCTTGCTGTGCACTGTTTTACAAGCGGACCATCTATTTCAATCATAGTACCCCCTTATGCCGCCGGCCACACTTGGACGGCCGGCGGCATAATGCAAGTGTGCTTGTTTTATGCCGTAGGGGCAACCGCAAGGCCGGTTGTCGCTGCGGCTGGAGTTCCACCTTCAATGTATATCTGTCCCCTGGTTGTGGCGTCGCTTCCGAAGCCAGTGAAGCCAACCAGCGAACAATCCTTGAAATGCAAGAGCCCGCCAGCACTTGCCGCCATTGTGGCAAGCGCCGTGATCGTGGTACTTCCAGACCCGGCCGCGTTCATAAACTTACACCGATCCATCAGTATCCATCTGTCGATTCCGGATGCCGCCGCCACCTTAAAAGCCAACAGGGTCGCAGCCGATCCGTAAAACGGGAAGATGCAGTCCAGGAAAGAGATTCTGGTTGTTCCTCCAGAAAATTCCACGGTTGAATTAGCCACAGTTCGGGTGACGGTATCCAGACCAAGCGCACAGTCAATCAGGGTGTGCTCTCCCCCTCCGGAAAACTTAATGGTTCTTGACCCGGTGTTTTGCGCTGAGGCGGCGTCAGCCATACCCTGAAGGTTGACATTTAGATATGCATTCCGACTTCCGGAATCCGTCCAACAAATTTGATTGGTTCCGCCGGTAGAAAACCCGTGATACACTGAAAGGTTGGCGAATAAACAACCGTTACCAGACACCGTGATGAAGTTTGCAGATCCAAAGGTCGCAGCCGTATATGTTCCGGTCGGAGGCGCTATCCTGGCCCTTTGGCCGACCATCGTGGGAGAGCACTCTCCCACGATATGACACGCATCTTTTGTCCATGCCAGAACTCCGGTTGTGGCCGTTGAGTCAACCTCTTGTGCCAGGGCCTTTGACAGCCTTACCGTTCCGGTGGCTGCGCCATCCCCGATGACATGACAGACATCATTTTTCCCTGACGTCATCAAAGAATGCGCCTTGTAAAGGGTCTTCAAGGGCTTATTCCTGTCCGTGCCCTTGTTGCCGTCTGACCCATTGACATAGTCTACATAGAAATGCTTCCCGGTAAACTGGAGGAGACCACCGGACCCAATCGTCGGAACGCCGTTAACCTTGAGGCCATCCGGCCCCATACTATACTTTGCCATCGTGCTACCCCTTTTAAGAGCAGCGGGGATTTCTCCCCGCCAGCATTGTTTGTGTTTTGTTGTGTCTGATTATGCCCCGGCACTGTGGTAGTACCCGCGCCAGTCACCCCACCCAAATCCGATCCTGCGGACAGACTTGAACATGGCGTTCTCAGTGGTGAATTCATTATCCTTGGTGAACTTGGCCGCTTTTCTGTTCTGGGCAATAAGACCTTCCTGCGCATTTGTCTTTATCCCCCATGCGTCACTGTCAGTCAGATAATGATTGGCGCTGATTCCGCCGGGCAACAGACCAAGGCTTTTTATCGCATTTATATCGTTGTTTGCCCCGCCAGACTGAAGGGCCGACTTGAGGACCCTCTCTGCCTCAAACGTCAAGGCCGTAGGGACTATCAACTTCTGACCGATCAAGCTGATCTTTAGCCCCTTGGAATCAGTGGCGTTCATGATCATAATCAGCATGTCCTCGAGTGCCGTCTCGGAGAAATCAGCGGCCGGAGACAACAGGTTGCTTTGGTTGCCAGTGGACTCAGGATGACTTGCAGTCGCAAGGACCACTCCGTCCCCACCGGTATATCCGGCCGTTGTGGCTCGGTTGATAATGTTGGCGCCGACATTCTCCTCCGTCTGGCGAATCGAAAAAGCCAGGTACTTGGCTATTCTCATCGCCAACGGCTCATAGAGTCCATCGTCAAGGGCTTCCATGGTGATGATTGCCCCGAGGCCATAGGTAACGTTGGTAATCCTTGCAACGTACCCCTGAGAGGTGTCCTCAAACGAAACGCTAAAGCCCTGGCTCTTTACCGGAGCAAGGCCAAAACCTTTCTGCTGAAGTCGCTCTTCGTAAGCCTTATCGGATGACTCCACGTCGAATATCTGCGACCATTCTTCCGGGTGTTCGTCGTATGTTGCACCAAACATGGCCTTCACCCCAGGCCACAATTCTTTCGGGTGCGATCCAGTGGTAATCATTTACCTTACTCCTTTTTTAAGCTGCGGTGACTCCGAGGAATCTACCGGTTACGTTTTCACAGGTGTTCAGCAACACTTCATACACCGCGCTGGCAGCCAAAGTGTTGTCCTCCTTATCATGCACACCCAAAACGTGTAGCGTAAAATTCTGGGTTGTGTTCGGCGCCGTGGTAGTGCCCTCGTCAAGGGCCATACCGGAAAGCCCGGTCGCTGTACTGCCTGATGTGCTGGCAATCATGACAGCGTTCTGTCCCGGCAGCACACTGGTGAGCGTGGCGCCGGCATTACCCCGGATGGCGTAAACGACATCCGGATCACAACAGACATTCGCGTACCTTTCGGTCGACGCCGGACGATAGATCTTGCTCAAATCGTCAGGGTTCGGCTCAAAGCTCACGATTACCCCGTAAACCATAACCCCGGCGGTTCCGGCCGATTTATTGATGGTCAAAAATTTTCCGGTGGACTCTTTTTCTGTCAGGGTTGGAGTCAAAAGAACCGGGTCCCCCACATAAAGCGCAGTCGCATAGAGCGAGCTGACATACATTTTCACCGTTGCGCCATTCCAGACCGCGCCGCTTCTGTGCCGAAGTGGGCGCAACCCAAAGACGCCTGTTGCATTTGCCATTGTAAGTACTCCTTACGGTTGATATTTGATTTCAGAAACAAACGTGCTCGCCTGGTCTTTTGGCAAGCCATGGTCCTTTAGGTTCGGGGGTTTGCCCCCCCTAATGGCCTCATCCACAAGCTGATTTTTCTTTTCTTTGGCTATCTGGTCTTCCTCGTAAAATTCCCTTTTTATTGCCATCAAATAGGCATACTTCGGCTTCCCGTCGCGGCCAGTCCCCACCGGGCGTCGGATATGACGGGCTGCATCTTCTGCATCTCCCGTTCCCACGATCTCATCTCCTGTCGTCGTGACCATCTCGTACCCGCCGGCCAGCGCGGCCTTAATGCGTTGGCCGTCCTCCTCGTCGTTTATCCACCTGGGCACCAAATCGTTGGCCTTGAGCCTTTGGTGTGTCTCGTCGTCCAGGGATAGCTTTCTGCGTGCTACACCAAACGGAATGCGCGTTGTCCTTGCTGGTCTCTTTTTTCTTCCCGGACGTTCCTCTTTCTTCTCCTCAACGTTCGCGTTCATCCTGTTAGTCCTCATAGTAAGATTGGGCGTATGCTTCTTTGGTTAGAGATCTTCCCTTTGCCTTGAACTGGGCCGCCAGCCGTTCGTATTGTTTTTTTGCGGTGACCGGCAGGTCGGAAAAAGTCTTTCCTCCGCCAGTGCCGCCGCCAACTGGAGACGCACCCTCTACCCCAGTTTTCTCTGATCGGCGAGGGTTTGAGAACTTGTGGGGAAACTGCTTCTTTATCTCCTCGGCCACGCGATCATACAACCTTTTCCCGTCCGGCAAGCCTTCGGTGTGTTGGATTTTCCTTGCTATGTGCGCCGCCGCCGCCGCCATCACATCATCTTCATCCATCCACTTGTTTGTGGTTTTCCATTCCTCAAATTCGATATTGGGGCTGTCCCCATGTTCATTTCCGGCATTGACGTCCGGCTTCTCCGGCTTTGCCAGCTTCTCGACCTTTTTTTTGGCATCCTCGTAGGCCCTTACGTCCCCGGACTCAACCGCAGCCAACTCCTGCTCACGCAAAACCGCCAGCTTTTCCTCGTACTCTGCGGTAGCCTTCTCGTAGGCCTGTTTTGCCGCTTCGGCACGAACTTTTTTAAGCTCTGAGGTGTTGGCCTTTAGGGCTATTTCCAGGTCAGATCGCAGGCGCCCGATTTGTTCCTTCATTATGGGAATGATCTCTTCCCCGCGCCTCACGAATTCTTCCGCCGAAACCCATTTTTCAGGGTCGCCCTTCCATTCTTCTCTGGGGACATGCCCCTGTTCCGCTGCCCTCTCTTCAATTGTTTTTTCTGTCTCTTCCATGGCCTTTTTCCTTCCTTATGTGTGCTTGATTGCGCCTATCTCTTTGTCGTTTATCAGCCGATATTCCTTCCCGTCTTTGCCCTTGATAAGGCTCCCAGCGTAGCGGTCGAACAAGACTATGTCTCCTGCTACTGGCGGGTTGGGCCATGTAGGGTCGGTAAAAGACATATCCCCAACGGCCACAATGGTTCCCTCACTCTGGGCATGTTTTTCCTTTTCCACCGCAGCGGTAGCAAGGATAATCCCCCCTTTGCTGACCTCCTCTACGGCATGCGGGAAAACAAGGACCTTATACTCTACCGGCTTCCATCCTGACTCGTTCCTAGTCTCTATCATCGTCTTCTGTCTCTCCCATACTTTCTATCTCTTTGAATGCGTCAAACCTGCCCCGGTAATAGGCCAGAAGCGCTTGAGTTCGGCTCGGGCTCTCCATATCCAGGCAGTCTTGCTCCGCCGCCGCCCGGCCTAAGTCCTTGACCTTGTCCATCAACTTCTTCGTTACCGGGTGCAGCATCCATTGCTGCCAATCTTCCTTCCTCATCTCGCTGCATTCCTATGGCCCCGGTTAAAGCGTCCAGCTGGGCCTTGTATTGCTGGAGCTGTACGCCTGCCTCTTTGGCTTCCGCCTCGGAAATGGATTTTATGGCTGAAGCATAAATTGCCGCGATTTCAGCCTTTGTCTTTTCTACTTGTGCGTTTGCCTTCATTATCTCCAGTATCATTTTCTGGTCTGGAGGCGGTGGCGGTGGCGGTGGCGCCATCAGTTTTTCCGGGCTCTCTTCTTCGAGAGCGCCGAGATATCGCATGTTTAACTCTTGTTGGTTGATCGTCGGGTCACCCTTCAGGGCCATGAGGGCCTGCATATTGCTCAATCTTTTTACAAAGGTTGCCGAGTTTGAGTCTGTGACTGGCCTGACAGTCTTGAAATCTCTAAAATCACTTCTCAGAACAACGGCAGAGTCGTTGGTCCCAAAAATGTTAAACGCGGTTTCTTCATTTAAATACTTTGCATTGAGGGCGCAAACCTTTCTGATCTCTTCCTTTAGCGCTCGGTGTATCCTTTTGAATATTGAGTTAAAATTCTGCGTGGCCTCATGAACCCTGAGCGTTGAGGTGGTGGCGGTTTCCTGCGTTTCGCGCCCCCCGGACATTATATCGTGTGTGGCCGTGACGTCCTTGCAGCTCATGAGCAATTGTGACATTAAGGACAGCAGTGCGGGGTTGGGTCCTCTGAACTGAAACTGGTAAACGGCCTCCCTTATGCTCATGCCGGCCGGGATGTTGATCTCCTTAAACTCTCCCAGCGCGTACTTAATCTTTCCCCTTTTCCCCCCAACCGTCACCCCGGGGCGAATAAAACCAGCCGCAACATTGGCAAGAGTGCCGGCGTCTATGGACTGGTTGATAATCGTGTCCACGGCCTCAGATAGAGGGCCGATAAGTTGTCCGTATCCAATGTCGTAGAAACCGCCATCCGGAGACGGGATAAAGGGGAACTTCGTAAAGTAGCCGCAGGGCGTTATTTTTGCGATTCTGGTCTGCCCTCCGATGCCGAGACCCGCTATGTTGGCCAAAGATATGTTCTCCTCTCCGACACGGAGGAGGACATCTTCCGGCCAAAATCTGGCTTTTATCCTTACCACCTTGCCCGTGGCGACATGAACCGTAACCACGTATGGTTCTTGATACTCATCTTCGTCTAGATCAAGCAAGCAGTGCTGCTCATAAAATTCTTGCAACTCCTGGTTTTCTTCATCGTCTGCACCCAAGTTTAGATCCGCCTCTACCCATATGCCCATTCTCATACGTTCTTTAATCTGTTGCGGGTAGAGACGTACAATATGTGTAACCCTGGGGCAGGAATTCAGGTCTTTGGTGTCGTTTGCCACAATCAAATCATTGGGTCGAACCCACTCTGATACGTTACGCCCCAGAGAGCTATCGAAATATGTCTTTTTGAATTGACACCCTTCAATAGGAAGGGCCAATAAGAGCTTGTCGGTCTGTTCCTCCCACTCTTCCATCTCATCCAGAAGCTGGTAATTGATATAGTCCGATTGCCTCTTGCTCGACTTGGCCTTCTCACCACTTTCATCCTTGCCCACAACGTGGGCCTTTACTATGGCGTTAGGCCCAACGATCGCAGGATAAGCTCTTGCGTGAAACTGTATAGCCGCAACCGTCAACTGTGGGAATTTAACATTGCTGGCGCCGTCAAAAGGAAAATCCTTCCGCTGTCCAGCCACCTGAAGGGCAAGTTCCATTGCCATCTTAGAATTTTTCAGCCATTCAGACCGAGACGAGTTATCCTGTGTCGCTAGACGAATTACCTTGTGCCCTATTTCGTCTAGCTCCTGGTCGGACAGCGAATGGGCTATGTTGTCCATAAGACAAAACTGCAAGAGGGCTTCAAGAGATGCTTTTTGTACTGTGACTTCCGTGGGGTCCATGTTGTCAGTATCCCGTAACCCTATTTCTGCGCTGGGTTGCTATGTTTCTATGGTCATCCTGTTCGGCGACTATTTGTGTTACGGCCAGGGCCATCCCGGAGACAACCAAATATCTCAGACAGTCACAAAGGTGATCGTTTTCCTTCACGACTTCTCCCCTTTCATTTCTATGGTACCGGCTCAACTCAGCAAACAAGGGAAAGCAGGTCTTGAAAATTTTCAAGCGGCCGGACACCATGCGTCTGTAGACAGCGAACAGGCCTGACTCTACAGTATTGTCAGCCAAGTCAAGATCGAGCCCCATTCCGACATATTCATTGAGCAGGGCAACCCCATCCTTTTGGCTTCTCCCTCTTGCTGCGGGGTCAATAACCCCTGGTATCCAATAACCGCGCGCCTTGATGGCATCAACGTGCGTTGCTGGTTCCTTCTCTGTTTGGCTATAGACCGACCAGACATAAACGCAATCGTTCTGTCTGTCCCACGCCCCCCAGAGAGCTGCGGTTACCTTCCATCCAACATCCAGGGCGTAGGCTTTAGGCCAAAACTCTGGCACCTCGAAATCGTCAACCGTTATCGACTCCTCATCCACGGGGTATATGAGGCCAACCCCAAGCTGAGGAATACCCTTCGCCCGTGACTTCCTTTGGTGCGGAGGGATGCCGTCCCACAACCGCCTCTTTTCTTCCTCGGACAGATGAGGCACATCATCCCACGTGGCGGTAACCAAATATTTTGACGGACTTACTTCCGGCATTATTCCGCCTTGTCCATGTAGGACTTGACAACTTCACTCATACCTTTCAGCGGCGTGAATGTGCACATCAGTATTCCGCCTCCAAACCAGCCTGTCGCCATTGTCCGCAACAGACATTCCGCGTATATCGACATTTCCGGTTCCTCGTCCAGCCATATAACGTCTTGTTCCGACCCCTGGAAGGCCTCCCGCCGCTGGTCGTAACTTTTGAGAACACAGGTCGAAGCTCCCCCAGATGCATGACGCACGCTGAACGTGTCGATTGCGTCGGATATTCCGGTTTTTGCCGTAGTCTTTATGAGGCAGTCGCCGGGAATCAGGCCGGTCCCAAACGCCCCAATAGGCCCCAGCAATTTTGCCTGGATAATTTCCCTGACTGTTTTGCTGGTATCGCCAGCAGCCCAGGAGTTTATTGGCTTTATGAACTTGTGCCCCTCCCACCAATGCGGGTATCTTCCGGTGAGGTGGAGGGCCAGCTCATATCCGCCAATACCTTCCGACTTTCCAACGCGGTTTGCCGCGATAATAGCCCTTTCCGGGTACCTCTTGCCGACCCGAAAGAATTCCATGTGCTTTGGGTATAGATCCCTGCGTAGAGGGCCGTCGTCCGGGTAATAGCGTGCGAGCTTATTCCTCTTCCTTCTCTCCGCCATTACCTCCAGAAGCTGCACGTATTCCAAGAGCTGCTTCGAGTTCGATTCTCCTGGCCTCAAGCTCTGCGTCTGACTTGTTCGCATATTGTAGTTTGACGTTTTGCTCTATCTCCCCGCGTTTTTCCAAAAGAAGTTTTGCCGCGGCGAGCCTGGTTTTGTTGTCCCTGACCTCGTATCGATCCACGCGCCCGTCTGGGAGAGTAAGCAACTTTTCATCTTTCGCCGTGAGCAACCCTTGTATAACTAGCTCAAGCTCGCTGGTTTGGATCAGAACGTCATCCAGCGCTTTCTTGAGCTGCACGGAAAATTTTTGTTTCCAGCGATGGAACGCTTTGCGTAGTGCCATTTCCGAAAAAACACCGTTGCGCGGGTTGTAAACCTTAGATCTTCGCAAGGCCTCTGCTTGCAAAAAAGTCTCTTCGTCCTTGTAGTCCAAATACATCCGCACACATTCAGCATGCCTCGCTGCGCGTATAATTTGGGCGCGTTTTTTTGCGATATACACTGAGGCTGTTTTGTCGTTTTTAGCGGAACGTTTTCTCCCCCGCGCCAACTGGTCCAGCTTTCGGTTAAAATCGTTGTCAGACAGCCCCATTTTCCCCACCTATGACCTCCTTGGGCATATTAGCGTCCCGATGTGGCGCTTTGAAACGGCCCCAGGCTGCCTTGCTCGCCCTATTTGTCGCCCTTCCGGCGTCCGCCACGTGGGCAGCAGTCGTCTATAGCGTTCCAGATCGAGGCCTCACAGGAGGCACACGACGTCTTTTCCTCTTTGATTGTGCCGACAATATCGTCCATCTTGCGCGATAGTCCGGTGTAAACCAGCCCCAGCAACACGCCCGCCACGGCGGCGCAGGCCACGAGTAACGGCCAGTCGCTGGCCCCGGTGATTGTGTATGGGTGCTCCTGCGACAACGCGGCAGCCAATTTTTCCACCGATGCGGCCAGGGATGTCAACGCCTCAGCCTCGTTCATGGGGCAACCAGCTCCTCAGGTTGCCACGCCGGGTTATCCAACGTCCGATAATGGCCGCCCCCAAACGCCCTCACCGCACCATACATCACTGATGCGACAACGGGATGGCCGGAGTCCTCAACGCATGCCCCGAGGTCGTTGTCAGCGTCAGCTCGACTTATCCCATAGCGCCAGCCATAGGTGTAGTCAAAGTCGTGTTGCCAGCAGCAGTCCTGCCAGTTTTTGTCCAAAAAGGCAGCGGCCAGGGTGTAAATTAATGGTGGCGAGGAGCACTCGTCCGTCTGCTGCATAAGCGCCCGCCAGTCGTTTAAGGCCTGAACAGAATCCGGGTTGCGGTTCGCGTCGTGCGTAAAACTGCAAGCGCTCAGCGCAAGAACGGCAGACAATAATGCGACGGACAACCTCATGGCGCGGGGTTCCTCGTTTTGTCGCTGCTGGATTTTGACGACCCTATCATGTACCCGGTGGCCGTACTTACAACCGTCCCAAGCACAAACCCCAAAATGGTATCAACCCACGTCCGGTTCCCTTCTGGGACTGCCCCAAACGTTATGGCCCCAATGTACGCTGCCCCGAGAATGGTCACCAGTACCGCGTACCAGACGGCGGCCATGTCTGTTTTGCACATCTACTTTTTCTCCGTCAGGTAGCAGGGCGGTGGAGTCTCATCGAATCGAACCGCCTTAATTGACTCCCGCTTTTCCAACAGCGCCCGCGCTATACGGTGACGGCCGTCCATCACGTAGCCCTCGTCGTCCAGGATGATCGGGCAGTCCAGGTCCGCGTCGAGCGTATAGCGGATATGGTTGACAAAATCGGCCGTGGAGTTGATATCTGGGTACAACCTATAGACGTTCAAATGCTTCAAAGGTAAGTCGAACGGCTCCAGCTCGCTGGCCAGCATCAGCAGACGCGGAATCTTCCACACTTTGTCGCCGTCGGAGAACGTCTGGTTCTTTATGCGGTCATCCATTTTGCTCACTCTTCCTCTTCCCGCCGCATAGAAATTGCCCAATCGCGAATAATGTGGGCAAACCTTTTTATCTCTCCCGACTGATAGCGCAGGTTAGATACCGTGTCCCTGTCTGCTCTTGTGTGCTCCATCTCCTTGGCTAAAATGTCCAACCCTTGTGCCTCGAAAATCATGGTCTGGATCAGGGGCTCCAGGTGATGGATGTCGTTTTGGCCTATCATTGCACGTACCTTTTTGTTTTGCTATCGCCGCCTACCTCAACGTCGCGGTCCAGGTTGTGAAACCGCAGCCGACCAATTGCCGCAACAAACGTGTCGGCCGTTGCCCATTTGGGCGCAGGGATGGACTTGTCATAATAACTGTCTGCACTCGACAGCGGAGGGCCTAGAATGGCATGGTATGCGATAAACAGACATCCCCTCCATTGCTCGTCGTTGGTCGCCGGCCAGGTCGTCAACTGCCTGTCTTTTGGGTCAGTCAAGGACGAAAACTGCCATTTCTTGAACAGCACGCTTTGAACATCATGCCCCCACCAGGAGGGCCGACGCACCCTGTTGACGATAACATCGGCAATCGCTCTCCTTGCCGCCTCGGGCTCGCCGCGCCCCTCTCGCCAAATCGTGAGCGCCAGAAACGCAATGTCAGCAGAATCTTGCAGGTTCATCCTTTTCCTTTCGGGTCGTGCTCAACGTGCAAATGGTTGCTTTCGACCACAACGTCGTAATCGGCACCCAGCGAAAACCGAAGATCCTCGGCAAACCCCTGAACCCGTTCAACGCTCAGGCCACGGGTCCGAAAGTCCAGGGCCTGGCCCGTGAAATGTTTTGATCCTTTCTGGTGCACCCCGTCACGACCGGACGTAATCACGCACCTGATTCCGTTCATTCCGCACACGATTTCGGCGTGTACTGCGGCGGTCCAAATCTCGGGGCTCAGGCCCCAGAGGTCAACGCCCTGCTTTATCTCGATCATCCACGCCACCCACACAGCGGGCACGACGGCCCGTCAAGCATTGTCTTGCAGGCCGGGCAGCATCTCACCTCCCGCCCCCACGTTGCGGCGGTCCCTGCGGAACCAGGATCTCGGTTATCAGCGCCCGGAACTGTTTTGATTGGTAGCTCATATCGGCTCACACAGCTTCGCCCACAGGCGGGCGAGGAAGCTTTTCCCTGTCGGTGGTTGCAGCTCTTCTTTTTCTTCCGCGACAGTTTCTCGCTCGATGGGCGCGGTTGCCACGGGGCGCATGCGTTCAATTGCCTCTTCGACTGCTTTTTGCAGCCTGTCACCGGAGTGCTTTGCCAACACCTCAAACTGTTTAGCCTCCAGCCCACGCGCTATCGCGTCCATCTCAATAGACATGTAATCCGCGCCGGAGTGGTCCTTGTCGGCCTCGAACTTCTGCCCCTCGGAAATGGCAAAATACACAGTCGCCAGGGCCTCTTGCGCCACCTCCGGAGAGTGCCCGCGCTTTTGGATCAACCACTTGAGCTGGTCGGCAACCGTGTGCTTGGTGCCATCCCGCCTGTTGAAATAATCAAGTACCGCCTGGTAGTCCATTACTCTATCCTCTTGCGGGTCGTGACTCCCAGGACGTCAAGCAACGCCCCGGAGACGGTGAACGCCACTGTCACGCCATCATCCTTGTATATCAACAGATCCCCGGTTGTGTCGTCCACAGTCATCTTGTTCCTTAAAATCCATTGCAGTATCCGCAAGCGCCCCTTGAGCCCATCAGCGTTGAGACTTGTGGCATCGGTAAACGCTGTATCTAGGGCCGTAGCAACCTGTGTCAATATGCTCGCCAGGGCGGTAGCGTTCCACGTCACCGTGCTGTCGGACTTGGGCACCTTGGCCAGTTCGGTAGCCGTTGCCATGTCGGCCGGCGCGGCAGTCGTAGCCGTTTTGATCCCGGTGGCTACCAGCAGGGTGTTGATCGCAGTCAGTCCGTAGGTGGCAAACTCGTTGATGGCCGCAACAATGGCTTGGACAAATGTGGAGCTTTTGAGGATCAGGTCAGCCCCGGTTGCGGACAATGAAAATCCTGTTTTGTCGCTCACATCGATACTTTGGCCGGCCGTCAGGTCAACAGTCTGATTGACTTTTGTGCCATTGGTGGTCACCGCACCGTTGGCAGCGCCAGGGGCTCCCGTTGGAACCCTCCCGGTCAACGTGGTGTTCAGGAAATCTCCCAAAATTGCGCCAATCGTTGCGGTACCGCCCGTGTTTGAAATCGTTCCGATTTTGTCAGTCATGGCTTTGATGGCGTCTATCAGCAAATCAAGCCGCCCGCCATCGATCAAATCCGTGAGTGCGCCCATGCGGGCCACCGTTACCTCGTTGGTGTTGGCAAGCTTGGCGTCGAGGTCGAGGCTACCGGCGGTAGAGGTTGGCAAACCTCCAGCTGCACCAGCCGCAGCAGCGGGCACAGCCGTGCCGGTTAGTCCGCGAGTAGCAGACCAGGCAGAATCAATGAGGGCATCGTTGAGGCCGGCGGCACGAAAACCAATTGTCGGGCCTCGCCAGGGAAGAATGCCGGTAGCTACACCCGTGAACCAGCCGAAGCCCTCTGTGTCGTTGTTTATAGTAGCCCCTCCAGACGCAGGAATTTCTATCGTGTAAACCCCACTATCGCCCTGATCGGTCCAATCATAATCCCCACCTGTTGTTGGAGTGACACTAGTAACGGTATACGCCCCAGTGGTAGTAACAAAATGCCAGCGCAACGCAAGACCGGCGGCATTATAGACAACCGCCCCTTCGATGGCTTTAAAATCGGTATCATCAACCAGCGGCATGAGATTTACCGGCACCTCCGCCAATGCTGTATCAACGTCCATATAAAAATCTGGCATAATTTACCTAATAAAAATCTGGCATAATTTACCTACTATTGCTGCGCATAGCAATAATACGGGTTACCCACAGACGCGGCAGCCACCGGCAACCACGTGCTTTGCGGTTGGAATATCTGCCATGGGTTTTGGTAGAGCGATTGATTTTCCAGGGGGGTTATTCCCCTCTTAAAAATCAAAACACAGTTAATGATTAGTGGTGTCTGAAATTCAGACCCAAACTTTCTGCATCCAAAATTTATCTCTTGTCCGGTCGTTACACCTCCGCCAGTAGTAGTAGCAGAGGAGGCGGGAGATGTCCTGCCGTTTAGGTATGGCACGCCATGCCCATTCGAATCACGAGTAACCAAAACCATTATCAGTTGAGACGTGGGCATTACGAGTGAACCATCAGATATTACAAGGTTTTGTATCCCTGTTGCAGTGGTGCCTTCAAATCGTATATATTTAGTAGTAAATAAACCGCCGAAATTCCAATTTAAAGCAACCGTTCCATAATCGTCTTGCGTTACCAACATGGGATAATAGAAATTGTCGTCCAGTAGTCGTCCAAACCAAACAACAGAAATGCCCTCATCCCACGACTGGTTATTAAGTTTGTTATCGATTAATCGTATGTTCGAGGTCGTTGCCGTCTGCAACCCTTCGGGCACCCATTGGGCACCCGTCCCCCCAATTGTTGCCCTGGTCCCGTCGACAATATTACACAATGAATTTCCGCTGCCCTCGTTAAACGCCCAAACGCCGACCAATCCCCGAGTGAGTGGATTACTCCAATCAATCGGAGTCCCAATAGGGGGCTTTTGTGTCCACGGAATCTCCAGCCTAAACATTACGTATCGGCCCCACAATCCGTAATATAGGCAATCTCACATTGCGCAATCGTCACCGTGTCTTCAAGAAATATAAATTTCCCTAGATGGTTGAGGTTGCCAGTCGTTGGGTTGGTAATGGATAGCGTCGTCTGCCCAGCTGCTTCCTCCGCAGCAAAATCTGATTTGGTTGCGGTGCCCGTGGGACCAACAACAGATGCAAACGTCACCCACTCATCCAACGATGCCTCTGATTGCATCTGGCATAGGATCTCTGTGCCTGTGTGCGCGGTAGTGCTGCTGATGGCACAGTCGACATGGAGAGTTGCAACAGGCAGCGCAGACACATCAATTGCACCAGTCTCCAAAAATCCCTGAGCTGCTATCGCCGTCCACTCCAACGATTGAGTGTTTGCTGTTTTGGTAGGCACGCCAGTGCTGGAAAATGCCGTAATTGCCGTGACCTTTACTCGGACATGTACCCGAGAGGCCCCGGTATCGTAATTGTTGTTAAAGATCACTCGTACACTTGATGCCGAGGCAGGCACCTGTACCGCATACGATTTTACGGCCTCATACGCCGACCCCTCTCCGTCGATGGTCCAAATGTCAGCGGTGTCTGGCTTTGTAAATTGCAGTCCGTCCAGTATGACTATTGTGTCGGCGGCAGCCATCGTTATACACCTACAATGCTATTGAGATTAGAGATGATAACATCCATTTGCGCATGATTAAAAATAGCTTGCTCCTCTTTATATCTCCTAATGTCGGCCTGCATTTTCTCTTTAAACGCGGCCTGGACGATTCCTATTTGCTGTCCTTTCTTGTATCGTTCCGTGTAATCCTTATCCAGGATTATCTGCCCACCATCCCCGACATATTGCAGGCTGAGGGTAATCTGATACATACCCTCTTGCACAAAAGACACGGCCTTTTTGGTGATGATCGTCTGCATTATTTCACCAACTCAATCCTTGTAACCTGCAACCGCATAATGGTTCTCGGCATTTTCCATGCGACTTGCGCGCCCCATGTCGACTCATTGCCGGCCGTGTCATAGGCCGTAACCATCGCAACCCCAGACGGCATGTATCCCACATCAATTTGAGCGTGGACGTAACCAGCAGCATCAGGAACTAGCGGCCCCAGTGTGAGCATGTGCTCTCTGGGGTTGGCCGAGAGTGCCGCGCTGGTGGCAGCCCAGTACACTCGGTATCCGGCCAGGTCCACGGATTTGTCTGCCGTCCATTTAATGTTGATTTTACCACCCATCGGAGATCGCCTCGATCCATTGCCGGGCTATGCTTGCCGCCCCGGCCATATCAATATGGTGCTGCAACATTTCCCGGTCGCCTTCCGTGTCCCATTCCGTGCGCATCAAAACTGAGACCTCGTCCATTTGGGCCGCGATCTCTTCCAGGCGCTTGCAGATCAGGCGCTTACTGTCAGTCATTAAAATACAGCCCTCCAAAGGTCTTGGTGCAGTCAGGACACCCGCGCAGCCACAACACATGGTGTCGGTAGCTGTTCTTTGCCCGCGACCTTGCTACCCATCGGCTTGCCCCGCACTCGAAACAGTAGAGGAGCGTCCAGTCGTCTCCGGTCAGCGCTTGCGAGCATGGCAGGCACACGGGGATTATCAGCTCGCGTACCGCTTTGGCGCTCACCTCGCCGTCCCTGTAGCCAACCGGGCACACTAGATAGTCAAGGGCCGGATGGTCCGGGGCTCCAGGTCCATGATTTAGCCCGCAGACCTCGTGACTCAGATCGGCCAGCAATATGAGATGGTCAGCTCCGGTCATATTTTCGTCGACAATGTGACCACCTGGTCACTTGTGAGGCTCCACAACAAAAATCCGCTGTATATCGGCCTCGCCCGTGGTGTTTTTGCCCTCGGATCAGGGCAACCCCTCACGCTCAGGGGACTATAAAAAAAAGGATCTCGCAGCGATCCCGGCCGTTTATCTCTCAGCCCTCCACCCTATTATATTGAGTGGTGTGATCCTGGGGCAGTCGAGGGACTGGGTAATGGTCCCAGCGGTTTCGGTGCGCGCTGACCGTCCGTCAACGCATTGCATATCTACGCGTACCACGAGTGACAAAAATTGTCAAGCACATGACAAAAATTGTCACAAGTTCATTTAGGACCGAGCAGTCACAAGTGACCAGGCGGTCACTTTTTACCTCTCGTCGTTGAACGGGGGAGACCAGGCCTTCTCGCCTTTCCCGTGGTACAATTTTTAATACTCACAAGCCCGCGCCCATGGCCGTTTGCAGCCAAATTGATAATCATTTCGCTAATCTGTCTGCTATACAAATATTTGTACCGCCCTACTTGCACAGTAAAAATTCTTGTTCACCATTTAAGCGAGCGTAATCATTGATATTATTGTCATTCACACGCTGCACGCCAGTACAATTTTTTGTACCAACCCGCACTTTTCGCGCACCATTCAGAAAAATCTTTCTTAATCATTCCGACCACTTATCACTTTTATGATATCATTGGCATAATCAATGCAATAATCAAAACAAGACCAACAACAACAAAAGATTCCGACCCTGGCGATAACCAGGGATTGAAGGGAGGATTACGACGATGGCAAGTTTAATGTTCTGGAGTGAGAAAAAGTCCTCTGTTGTGACGCGGAGCTACCGCGTCACCGCAGAGGGTGACGTCCTCTCCGTGGAGTGGTTCCACGGGGCGGGGACGTTCCTCAAGAGCGGCCCAAACCGTCCCGACCAGGTGGTCGGGAAGTATTGGGAGTTTTTTGCCTCGGCCTCGGTCCCGGTCGAGGCAAGAGAAAGGCTGCGGGGGCTTGAGTTGGCCCTGAACCCCCTCCGCTACGAACCGGGGAAGGCCCCGGTAGTGGTGTGGCCATGAAGGCCTACGCACCCGCAGGCTTGAAAGGCGCCCGTCGCACCAAAAGCCGTGACGGGCGAGTGTCAAAAAAACACGGCGGGCAGCAAAGAAAGCTGCCCGCCAACAAAAGATTCCGACCCTGGCGATAACCAGGGATTGAAGGGAGGATTACGACGATGACAGAAAAATATTATGACCGGCACGATACAGCCGGCAAAGGCTGGCCGTATCGGAATTTCGTGCCCGTAAACGTAGGGCACGAAGACAAAAGCCTGCGCGGATTTGCCTTCCGCGTAGGGCGGATTGAAGGGCACCAGGTATTCCGTGTCGTACTCAACGACACGGAGGTGCGGGAGATAGTAATCCCGCTGGACCAAATAGGTCTGGTGGGAAACGGGATTGCCATATAGAGGGAGAGAGACAATCCCAATAACGGGGACCGTTGCCCGCCGGTCGCGGGCATGGAGGAACGACGATGGAAGTGAATTACTCGGATTTACGAAAAAAGGGGCTGCTGAAGGGGACAATCAAGGCCGCGCAGGCCAAGCACGAGGCCAGGGTTTTGGCTCGGGATCTCCCTCCCGCCGACGGAGTCCTGGCGCGCATGGTTATGGCGCGGACGGCCCTCCCTCTTGGGAGGGAAGACGAACGCCGGGCATACCTAAAGGCCAGGGCGCTGCATCCACGGCGGCAGAACTGGGAGATTCCCAAGCCCAGCACCGCTCGCTTGGGTCCTGTCGGCTACAGCGTAGAGGATATCGACAATGGCCGATATTCTAGCCGGTGCACATACCGGCACTGGACGTACCGACCTTGGGTAACGTCCTATGCCTGGCTTACCTGGGCCGGTCGGTCTGTCGGGTGGCGAATTTGGACAGAGACGGGGCACACCAAGGCCCCGCGGGGCTACCGCTGGGAGAAGGACAGCAACGGAATAAAGCTGGTGTCTATTGCCAACCCCCGGGACGATTACCACCCGGACTCGGCCGAGATCCGCATGCCGGGCCGTGAGATCGCGGCCAGGCTGCGAGCCAACGCGGCCACCAGGCGAGCCGCCGAGAAGGAGGCCAAGGCCGACGCGGCAAAAACCAAAAGACAACAGGCCGAGGACCGGGCAGCAATGCGCCGAGCTGAGGCCGAGGGCGCCAGAATCTGCATGGCTGACTCGGTGAGAGCCGGCAACTGCAAAGCCGGGACGGCTCGCTTTGCAGAGCGTCACGACCTTAATCCGGCTCAACACTACCGCCCGACGCAGCTTTTGAAAATCGCCAACGGAGAGGCCCACCGGGTGCGACTGGCCGTTGCGGTCGGATTGCGCCGCCATCGGCACGAGATGGCGCAGGGATTTTGCAACCCGAGCGATCACGAGGTGCCAGCATGAGCGGCAGCCGTGAAAAACTCAACAAAATTATCCGGCAAAACTACGCCGGAGGGTCAGAAATACTTGACCTCCTCTGCCTGGTGTCGTGCATGCGGCAACGTTGCCGGCCAGGCAGCGAGGAGCACGAGAGGTTGACGGTGATCGAGGACAAATTGCAGGCAGTCCGCGGCGCGATTGTCGCGGACATCCGCGGGGAAAACCAATGAACACCACACCATACCACATGTACGAGACCTCAATAGCTGCGGCGCTTGTACTCCGAAACACCGTCTCCACAAGCCGGCTGGCATTTGAGTTGGTGAAAAAATTTAACGGAAATCTCCCTAGCTATTGGAGGCTCGGCCTGTGTTTGGTGTTATGCGATGAAAGCCAAAATTTAACAAAAAAAGGAGAGCGAAAAAATGAAAACAACATATGCGAGAAGGATGGCCCAGGTAACCCTGGAGGGGATAGGGCAGCAGGACGTCAACGAGGGAGACGACATAGTGGTGCGGGCCACTGTGTCCCTACCAGCAAAAGATTTTGGAGAATGGACCGAAATTCGGCCCGATCTCCAGTTTGATGCCCGCGTCCTTGACGCGTGGGGCGAAAGGCTGCATGCCCGCTGGGGGCATTCGAAGCCCAACGAGGACGCGATAAGATACCGGACGCAAGCTTTCCACGCCCCCACCTGGAAGGAAGCCCGCGCACTGGCGAAAGCGTGGGTAGACGAGGGATGCAACGCCCTGTTCGCAGCCCTCGACGCCCGAGAGCAGGCCCTCAAAGATGCGGGGGAGTGGGAGGAATAAAAATGAAACACGACACAGTGTCAGCCTTGATCAGAATTTGCGAGATCAAGGCGAACCGGATCTACGCGGTCACCGGCATCCATGACTATTTTTTGCCGGAGGACCGGGAAGACTTAGCGCAGATGGACGCCGACTGGGAGCATTTTTTAAATCTTCTTGCCCTTGCCGACCGCTCCGGAGCTGAGTTCCTGGCTGACGCCGATGCCTGTCCTTGGTGTCATGCTTGTGGCTTTTCATCCGAGAAACGTAATTGTCGGCTGTGTGGGTATGAGAGCCGGCATGGGCGTTGCGCTATGACCCTAAAAAACACCTGGGGCCGGATAGTGTGCAATTTTGGCTTCATCACCTGTATGCTCACCGTCGACGACTGGGCCGAGATCCGAGCCGTGGCCCGCGAAGCCCTGGAGGGCCACCAATGAGAAAACCAAACGTCAAGGCCATTCCGCAGGAGCCGACCAAAGACAGCCTCCTGCGGAAAATCCCGCAGCGCGAATGGACTCTGTTCATGCGCCGCTGCAAAACTTTGGGCATGCCCGCATCCGCGGGGCTTCGGCAGCTTATCCGGCGAGTTGCCGAAGGAAAAATTGAGCTGGAGTAAAGGGGAAATCGCGCCTTAAATAAGCGGCGGGCCAAGGCGGATGGCTCGAAGAACCGCGCTTCATTCCCGTCCGCTTGATTTTATTGTTGGGCATTTTGCCCTTCTTAACCCTTTCCTTGATGGAGGATGACATGGGAGATTTTTACGATACAGATTGTGGGGCCAGTAGGTTGACAGTCGGAGAGCTGGACAAGATCGCGTTGGCTGGAGGCGTGGTCGGCGGCATAGGATATGGGTACGCCTGTATTGGTGAGCTGCCCGCAGAGCGCTGTGGCTATGGATTTAAGTGGATCAATCGGCAAGGGATGGGAAACCACGGCAACGTGGTTTTAACCGCCAAGAGCGCCCACGCTGCGGAGATGTTGCGGCAAGGCAAGATTGCCGCTTGGATGGCTGAGTTTGGCCTGACCTACCAGGAGGCCGACAGCCTGTACGATGCGACGAAACGAGCTCACGGGCGTGAATGGCAGGTGATTGAGTATGCCGTCCGAACACGGCGACACCCAGCATGGGCAACATTCCCCGGCTACATGAACGGGGTTTGGCGATGGTTCGAACGCTGGAACATGCCAGAAACAAAGTGTAGTGCCGGAAGGCTGGACGCGGTTTCGGCAATTATCAAGGCGTGGAGATGATTCCCCGCCCAACGCTTCTGATGAGCCGCGCCGCCAGAAGCTTTTGCAAATAACGAGCCTTTCACGGCGTCGGCTCGATTAGATTGTTATGCAATTTTTTCTTTTAATGGATTTTGCGGACTATGCAGCAAACCCTTTTTAACACCGTTGATCCTCCAGGAACTGGAGCAACGCGAGACGGTTTTTCGCTTTTGCATGGTGATTGCCTGCGCCTGATGCTGGACCTTGAGCCGGGGATCGTTGACGCCTGCATAACTGACCCGCCTTACGGGATTGACTATCAGTCGTCCAGGACGACTGATAAACGGGCCAAGATTGCCAACGACACCAAGCCCTATATCTGGTGGTTGCCACATGCTTACCGGGCCATGAAAGCCGATTCTTGCCTCGTGTGCTTCACCCGGTGGGACGTGCAAGAAATTTTCCGGGCAGCGATTGAATGCGCCGGGTTTGAAATCAAGAGCCAGATAATTTGGGATCGAATGATTCATGGCATGGGTGACCTCGAAGGTTCGTTTGCTCCGCAACACGACGTTATATGGTTTGCCACAAAGGGCCGATACAAGCTGCCAGGCAAAAGGCCAAAGTCTGTTTTGAGATGCCAACGGCTTCAAGGTGAAGAGTTGTCGCACCCGAATGAAAAACCACTCGGCATCATGGGTGAACTGATATTGGCAACTACGAATCCAGGCGGGATTGTCCTTGATCCCTTTATGGGCAGCGGAGTTTCCGGCGTTGCCTGCGCTAAACTTGGCCGGTGTTATACCGGTATCGAGATTGATGATATTTATTTTTCTCGTGCACAGCGGCGGATTCTTGCTGCATAACGCCAAAATAAGCGGCGAGCCTGAACGCGGGCCAGGAACGCCAAACTATTTCGAGTCCGCTTGATTTTATTGTTAAGTGTTTATATTTTTATTTTCCTTAAAATACCTCTTGCATTACCGTACATAGTGCGGCATATTAATAATCAAGAGCAGGGTACTGACGCCCCGCCGAACAGCCGGTGAATGCCGGCGAAAGGAGAAAAATCATGAAAAACATAGATCCTAGGGGGTACATGAGTGGTGGTCGGCACGACGAATGGACTGAGTACGCAGATCAGCAGCACACAATACTTACTGATGAGAGCCGTGCAGAAATTAACAATCTCATTGGGCTGTGGGCAAGCGCAGATCCTGAAGGGATGAACGTTTTTTTGAGCGATAACCTGGACAAAAACGTGCGGGAGATAATAGATCGGTGTCGGATTAGTGTCGAGCCTTGTGGCGGCGAAACATGGTCCGTGTATAGAGGGGGTGTTTTTGTCGGTCAGATCGAATGCGCTGGAGATGAATCAGGCGCGATGGAAGTAGCCGAGGAAATTCTGTGACCGCCGACGAGTTCAAACTTGACCAGTCTCGGCTTGGCCTAACCAACGCACAGACAGCCGCCATCCTACGCGTGTCGATCCGGACCGTGGAGAAGTGGAGGCAAGGTGTGCGGGGCGAGATACCAGGGCCGGTGGTCGTGGTATTCGCCTTGCTTGAGCATTACCGCAGCGCAGTCGCGTGGCTGCGGGGTGACACATAACGCTCCGAATAACCCGGCGCGCAAATAACCTTTTTGGAGCAACCGAGCTGCCCGCGCTCGGGTTAATTCGGTTGTTATGGTGCAAGGAGGATTTATGACGGTAAAGGCCAGTTTGGTGATGGAATTAAATGCCACCTGTCCAGAATGTGACCATGAGTTTGATCTGTTCAAAACATCAAAAAATGATAGAGGGGAATTATATCGTCAGGTCATTGCTGACGCTCGATGGGAAATAGAAGCAGACGACCGGCTTGAATGTGAAGCCGTCTGCCCTGAATGTAGCGTTGAGTTTACGGTAAAAGGCGTAGAATGGTAGCACCATAACGCCGGCATTCAGCGGGAGCGCCGAGGCAGTGACGTAAGCCCCGGCGTTCCCGCGATCCGCTGAAATGTATTGTTCGCTTATTCTTATGATTGATTTTATTTTTGTTATATTTTCAATTGGATACCTGGTTTATTTATGCCTTCGCTATGGTTATCGAAAGGGATATAGGCGGGGGGTGCAGGACGCTCTTGAAGATAAATATTATTAATAATTGTTTCTCTGTGTTCTTTGGAGCATGAGCCAATTGCTATGGCTGCCGTAATGATGGCAAGCAATATTTTAATTGCTTCATATGCTTCTTGTTTTGTTTCAGGGATTAAGCTCCATTTGTTTTTTTGTTTTGGAAAATGTTTAACAAGTTTTTTCTTTATTTTCTTTGGACTGATATCTCTTTTAAGGTCTCTTTCTATGGTTTTTGAAATTTTCTGTAATAACGAGACATCATTAACATCTTCCAGGAGAGCAAAAATTTTATCTTCAAAGTTACTATATATCCCATTTGGAATTTTTCCATTTCCACCACACTTTGGACATGGACCCATTCCAATATTTACAAACGAACATCCCGTGCTTTGCAAGTCAAAACAAGACGGAAAGATCGTATTGCATTTCGGATTAAGGCATATTGCCGGGATTCGTGTCATATCTTTTGGGCAAGCGAACGGTTGACTTAACCAGCCAGCCAGAAGAAAAACTTTGAAAAACCAGCGCTTATTCTGGTCTGGTTAAAGGAATTGTTATAATTCCTTACAGGAGATAATTTGAAATGAAATATGGTAAAGAAAAAGAGATACCACCAGTAGAGATTAAATGTGAAGGCGACAGGTTTGAAAACATGATCCGTGAAATGGGGGTTGAATTTTGCTGTGAATGGTTTGGACATCATAAAGATAGTTCGTTTACTCAAGAAACAATACGGGTGTTATGTGAACGATCTGGGGTAGAATTATAACGCCAAGGGTAAGCCGACCGCGCCCATGACGCTCGCAAGTAGAACAACCGTTCCCGCGGTCGGCTTCACCCTATTGTTGGGATTTTTTATTTTTTTAAAGATGGCGGGTGGATGTTTTGGCACCCACCCGCCAAGGTACTACCGCAACAGAGCAATGATTTTGGCGACACCCGCAAGAATGGATGCAACCGCAACCAAAAACTCTGTTGTTGTTTTGAGCTTTTTCATAATTTTTCCTTATGAATAAAGCCCAAGCCGGCCTGGGCGTTAATCCCAGTTGCATTTTATTCGCGCCCTGGCTGGCGCTATCAAAACACTGCGGCCAACAGTGTTTTGAATTCGGACAGTGAAAGGAGAGGCTCGGTGTGGCCATAACTACACGGCGAAACCATCTATGCGTATCCCTCACTGCCCTTTAGCCGGAGCCATCAACTCCGACAGCGGGGAGGATGAATCCCCTGTCCCGAGAGGTTACCCTTCGGTAATACCTCTGGCTGGCCTCTCGGGCATTTTTTGTTTTTTTATTCCTAACGCTAAAGCTCACCCGCCTGGGCCTGGAAAGCCTTGGCGATGGCTGAAGCAGATCTAAGGCGGTGCAGCGCATTGTTGGGCGTTTTCTTTAATTTTTTAAATTTTTGGAGGTGTCAATTTTGCATAACAACCACATATCCAACGCTTGGAAACACTTCACTCAAGACGATTTGATAGCTGTTGTATTGCCCGAGCCCAAAAATTCATTGCAAGAATATTTGTGGGCAATCGCGCATAAATTCGGCTCTCCCACACCCGCCGGCTACTGCGATGGGGTAAAATTTTTGTACGGCCAGCGGATGCATGGATCTGGAAACAATCATGACATCGAGGCTGACATGGTTGTGATCCAAACCGGCATCCGTTTGTTTGTGCCGCACTGGGTTACGATGTTGCCGCTTGCCATAAATCAAATAAAAAACGATGAGGTCGCGAACGCCTATGAGCGTGGAAAATCGCACGGCAAAAGTCTATTGCAGCGCATGGCGACAGGAGACATGACGGTCTTGTCTTTTGAAGACAGTCGAAGCTGATTTTTCTCTTCGCCCAACTATATTTTTATCTAGCGCCGAAGCGAGATAATAGTACGAAGTTAAACAAATTATAGCCGAGGGGGTAACTATGCCACACTGGAGAACCATACTCATCAACGACGTTTTACCAGGAGCGATAGCCCTAGCCATCGCCCTGGTCGCATCCTTATCACTCATGTGGGCGGCCGCCGACCGGTACGACGTTGGGTGCCCGCGCACACATACGGAGGCCACCAATGGCAAATGAACCAGGCACCTGCATCATCTGCGGCAATCCGACCACGCCCAGGGGCAAAACGTGTTCTAACCGCTGCAAGGGTATAGCAAGGTCGGCAATGTTGGAGGCCAAAAGAGAGGCTGCGTTACGCGAATCAGCGCTACGTGAAACGAAATGCCGCCTGAACGAGACACAGTGCGCCCATTACGCGCAGTGCCTGGACGGATCGAGCACCTTCACACCCCGAAACCCGGACTGGTCATGTTATGAGACCCCGGGCGACAGCAACCGGCCCGTTTTATCGTCTGGGGCGTCGGCTCGCGTCACGCTCTACTCAATATACGACCGATCACGATATAACCGGATGGCAAATTATGTGGGATAGGGGTGTAAAAAAATGAACTGCTTAAAATTTTGCAAACCAGAGTCGCCACCGCTGCCCTGCCCGCGTGGGTGCGCCGAGGGCTCCGTGCACGAGATATCGTCAGGACTTGGAAGTTACGTATATTGCCACCTGTGTGGGTTGGCGTCTCCGGATTGCGGTTTTATCCAGCTGTCGCGGGCTGTGTGGAATGATCCCGTTTGGAGAGAGAGCCAAGGAGAAGGGTGACGCCATTCAAACATAGGTACACACGACAGTGAACATAACATTACGTGCGCATGCTTCTTGCATGCGCACGTTTTTTGCATATAGAGCATATATATATTATTTATTTATATTTATATTTATTTATTTACCTGCAATTGTGCAACTCTATATATATAAGGGCCTGGTATTTCGTTGTTTTTTAGAGTTGCATTTGTGTGCAATTCTGGTGCAACTGAGTTGCACTTATATTTATAGGGGAGTTGCACCCAGTTGCACCCAGTTGCAGGTGGGGTGCAACTCTATTTTTTGTAGTAAAATCAATGATTTATATAGGTAGAGTTGCAGAATTGCACTTTTATCAATACCCCCCTGCATTTTTCACCTGCAACTGTATTGCATGTCGGATATTTTGACACTTCACCACTTGCTACTGTCAAAATATTGACGCCCGGGAATTTGCCACTTTCCGTTTTCAGTTTCTACCAAATATTTTTTCTGCATCCTTTTCAGGCACGAACTAACCGTTGAAATATTTATTTGCAGGCCCTCAGAAATTTCTTTTGGGGTTGCCGGTCTTTTTTTCAAAAAATCTGTAATCAGCAACCAGTTACTATTCCCGGTCACCTCGTTGGCTCGCATATCGCTGCGGATGGCCCATTTCATGGCCTCCTGGTCAAAATCCAGGCTGTAATGCTCCTGGCCGACCTCCCGCCCGACAACATCAAGAAAACCGTCGGCCAAGCCAGGGTCAAAATTTTTTTTGGCGTGATTTTTCCGGAGCATGAGCATTGCGTCGGCCGTCCCCTGGATGGCTACCGATCCAACTATACCGGCAAACGGGTTGCCATCATCCGGGGTCTGCCCCTTGGTCCGATGGGTGATACAGATAACCGCAATACGATTTTGGATTGCCCAGGCATGCAATGGATGCAGGCATTGATAATAATGGTCGTAGTCGTTGGTATTTTGCTTTTTGGGGGGAATGATAAATTGGAGGGTGTCAATCACGATTGCCCGGAGGTCAGGCCACATCATCACCATTTCATCGGTCATTTTAAAAAAATCCGGGCCAAGTGTCGGGATTCCGCCTCCCGTAATGAGCTTAAACCGTTCCGGCCACAGGTCGGTTTGCTGCCTGATCCGCTCCGCAACTCGCCTTTCCGGATCTTCAAGGCTCACATAAACCACGTCCCCGGCAACACATGATCGGGTTCCAAACGCCTCCAGGCCGCTGGCAATCGCGGAACAAACGTCAACGGCCATTAGGCTTTTGCCAGCTTTTGGGTCCCCCGCGACGATAACCAGCCCTTCAGGCACCACGCCATCAACCGCCCAGCGCAGAGGCGGGTATTCTTTGCCTTGCATCTCGGCGGCAGTTATCAGGGTGTCGCGCCATGTTGCCACACCTGTGTCCGGGCCACCCTTACCACTCTTTTGTCGGCAATACTTGATAAGGCTGTCGATTTCTTCAGTTTCCCGGGCCCTCTTGGCCTTTTCAGGGTCCGGACACAACTGGCTCATTTCCAACAGGTATTGCCCGAGTTGCACGTCGGCCCAATCAGTAGTCAACACAAGCCACCCACAGATTGACTTGAGGGCCTGGTGTAGGGTGCCGCTCCTTATCTGCCCCAGTGCCCAAGACCATGAAAAATGGCCCGTGTCGTTATTTTTTTGGCTATCTGGCTTGCTGTCGTTGTAGCGCGCGGTATCGACTATTCGGCCGGTCAATCGATACTCCTGGCCGTCATGGTAGGCAAAATAAAAATCGTCTTGCAAACCAGGAGGGTGTCGAGGCGTAAACCACGGCTGCGACAGCACGCCGTTTTCCCGGACGTTGCGCACCGTGCACCCGCCGGCTTGCAGGATAGTCACCACCTCGGCCACGGCCTGAGCCAAGGTTTCCGGCCCGTCAAGGTCGGGGCACGGCAGGCACAACCGCCATTTGTGCCGGTTGTTTGCCAGGTCAGTTGAGTAACTGGAGTAAATAACATGTGTCAGGCCGGCCCCCTTGATCACCTCATGGGCCATCTGTGCCGGGCAACAGGTATGGCCGTTATCCAAGAGTTGATCCCCGTCGATTATCACCAGGTCAAGGCCGGCCATATTTTCGTCGCAGCGTTCGCCGTCGCAGAAACCCCTGGTAAAATAGTCGCCGTTCTTCTGCCCCTCAACGGGCATGGTCACCAGGTCAACAAATTCGTCCCACGACTCAATCACCTCTGTTGATACGGTGTTTGCAAAACCCCCCCGAAAAAGACTTATCCTCATTTGGGCACCCCGCGAGAGATGATTTTATCCAGCTCTTCACGCGGCACCCTCCGGCTTCCGCCCAGGGATACATGCTTGATCCGCCCATCACGGACAGCCTTATCTACCCACGACCACGACATTTTTAACGCTTTTGCCACCTCTTCAATGGTTAAAAGTTCCTTGTCCATGCTCAATATCTCCGCCCCAAAAATAATTTTTTAAAAAACATTTGCAAACATTTGCGAACCATGATACATTGGTTTTCACCAAATGGCAAGTGGCAAACTTTTCCGGATCGGCCGGAGAAAAACGCCCGACGCAAAAGGAGATGAAGTTATGATAACGCCAGAACTATGCAAGAGATTTTTGGAGGCAAAGGCCGAAGAGCGAAAAACAAAAGACCGGCGACTTGAAGTTGAAGCGGAACTTGTCGCCGCAGCTGGTACCCTGAAGGTCGAGGGTACCACCACCACCCAGTCCACCGGCTACAAGGTAGTCATCACCACCAAGGTCACCCGCACCTTGGATTATCAAATCTATTCTGACCTGAAATTACCCCCCAACCTCTCCTTTGTTTCGCTGGTCCCGGAACTTGACATAAAGCGCATGCGCGCCATTGAAATGGTCGATCCGGCCATAGTGGCCATGTGCGTAACCAGTAAGCCCGCCAAGCCGTCGATCAAGATTGAGGAGGTGACGGAATGAAAAGATTATTATATGACGTGCTGGCCAGCCATCTATTGTGGCGGGAAAGTTTTGGCAGAAGTGGGTCCCGCGCAGACCTGTACGGCGCAAACCTGTACGGCGCAGACCT